GACGCTCTTCCGATCTAACTGCATCCATTTTCGCTTTAAATGCACCATAGATTCTATGCTGCCCATCAATACAGATTAAGATTTTCAAATCAGGCATATATAAGATTTTCGGAGCATCCCATTTATAACGGTTATACTCTGTCCCGATTGTAATTGCTTTTGCAATTTTGACTCTTCTCTGCCAAGCTGGCATATGTACATACACCGGGTCAATTACGACTTGCACTTTATCGCCAATCATTGTGTTTCGCTTTGCATCTTTTACAAGCCGTGATATATACTCTTGTTCCATTTTTCCAGTGAATCCCTGTGATTCTCTTGCCTCTTGTAATTCTCTTTCGATTTCCTCTGCTTTCATGTAAACTCGTTTCATAATATTTCTCCTTCTCTCTTTGTTTTTTTGTAATAAAAAAGCAACCACAATTATTTTGTAGTCGCTTTAATTTCGCTTTTATCTATGCAATTTTTCCTAGGCTTTCTAACCAGTAAGTCACATCATCTTCTTCGCATGATGCAACTGCACCTTCTTTTACATCTTCTTCAAGTTTAGTCACTAAACTTTTTATTGGAGATGTAAGTTCTTTTAGCAAAAGACTCTCTTTATATTCCATAAATAAGTCCTCTGCATTACAAGCAATTTCTTTTGGTGTAAACTTCCCACGCCAATTATCATTTGCATATACTGACATATCATAAAAATCACTATAAGTTAGCATTTGCCTTACCGCCCTTCTTTTTATTTTTGCGTTGCCTTAATAAGTAAGCATTCATTTCCGCACATAACCCACGACAGCAATATTTGTCTACGCAGCTTGAACAGATTTCGCTTTTAACTATCGTTTCTCTTGCCATTATAATAACCTCTCTTTCGTGAATACTACAGCAAGCCCAAGAAGAACTAGGCAAACACCAGGGAATCCGGCTTCCCCATCGCAAACAAATAATAATGTCGTGCCGATTAAAGCAAGAACTAATCCTAAAACTTTCTGTTTCAGGTAGTATCTCCGTTTTCGTTTAGCTTTTGCTTTGCGGATACGGTTTTCTTTTTCTAGCAGTTCTCTTGCCTGTTCTAATGTGTAGTAATCATACTCTGCTACTACATTATCTAATTTCTGCATTATGACACCTCCCTTGCTTTTGTGAGAATCCGTGAGATTTCGTTTTCGCTTTTTGCCCTTTTGATTGCTTCGATCACAGTATCCGGATATAGTAAATCCTTCGCCGCATTGATAGCAAACCGTTTATATTTGTACTCTTCAAGTCTTGTTCCACCCATTTTTATATTCTCCTTTTCCATTAAAAATAGTCTGCCTTGTGTGAGCAGACTTGATTTTTGTATAACCTTTGTGTTATAATTTGCATTAACACAAACATGACACAAATTAGATGTTTATGTGTTACCTTGAGGCGATTTCCCTTAAGTATTCCCAGGCTTCAGACTCCGTAGGAAAAGCTATATTACAGCCCGGAACATACCAATTACCGTATTTTAGATATGGTATCCACATGGATCTCACCTCACTTTCTAAGCAAGGCAAGCTGATGGGACAGTTTGCCTTTTTAATTTCCGTGTGCGGTTTTAACTGATTACTTAAATCGTATTGTTTTATAGATTTTAATGCACACTAAAAAAGACAGAAACATTTGTGCTTCTGCCTTCATGTACTGTACATTATTCAATTTGCCTATCAAAAAATAGCATCTAACAAAAATATGTTAAATGCTATTCTAAATCGGATTTATTTATGATGTTTACTTTATATACTATTTCTGTGTTTTCGCTTTTTGGATCGGTTCGAATCCAATCTTCAACTGCATTCCCATCCCATAAGCTAATTTCTTTAACATTTTTAAAGATGGGTTTCTAGTTCCGTTTTCTAACTTGCTTATATCTGCCTGATTTATTCCAGTCCGTTCGGCAAGTTCTTTTTGCGTTATATTTTGAGAGATTCGAGCATCTACAATAGCTCGGATGACATCCATCTCTGGTTGAATGTCATCCCACTCTTTTTTGAACTCAGGGTCTTTTAATTGTTCCTGTAAATAATCATCAAACTTCATATTATGCACCGTTTCTCTTCTTCGCTTGGATTTCTTCAAGCTGTTTTTTTAAAGACTCCATTTGAGCCTGAATCTCTTTTTCTTGAAGGGCAGACTCGTCCTCTACCCATTCCATTATATCTCCTGGCTGCACTTTTAGGAAAGTACAGACTTTGTCTATTGTATCAACAGTAACGGATCTGTTTTTCTGAAATTTCGCTATAATTGTTGGACTTAATCCAGTTTCCTTTTGCAAATCAATATATTTCATATTGTTTGCCTTTAAGTAGTCACCTAATTTATAAAAAACTATCATTTTTCTTTACCTGCTAAATAAATTAATCTTTTTTTATTTCTATTGCAATTCCACCTTTATCTATCACAATTTTACAATTGCCTTCTGAAAAAAATTTCATTAAAGCTTCAAGAACAACATTTGCCTTCATGCCATACTCTTCACATGTGGTTTGAAATTCCTTTAATATATCTTCGTCATAAGTTGTACCCCATTGTTTTTTTGCCATTTATTTATCACTTCCATTCTAACAACTTTTTTCTTTATATTATCATTTTATTAAATAGTAGTCAACTTGTTTGCATATTTATTTTGCATAAGAAAATGCATATGGCTTTGCCTTCATCCATTTCTTTGCGTTTTCAGAACATCCCCATGAAGTCTGTGCAAAATCGTTCTGATTATTCAACACTTCTTTCATTGCTTCTTTTTTCGCTTTTGCGTGTTTAATTGCCATACTTCTATCTTTAGCCATGATTAATACCTCTCTTTCCGTTTCGCTTCTGCTCATCAGTTACGGACTTACACCGCAAGACGAAAAGAGCAGTTTATACTCTTACTCAGGAGTTAGAAATTATGCTACTTTCTTTTCTTCTTTTTTATCCGCTTTCTTCTTAGTTTTATTTGTGTACTTGTCTACCAAAACGGTTGGAATATCAGCCGGTTTGATAGTGCCAGCTTCTACCATCCACTCAAAAGCTACACCATATAAGTTTTTCAAAGCATTTGCCACGTCATATTTTAACGCTTTTGTGCCGTTACTTTTTACGACTGTTCTAGTGTCAACCTTTTTCCCGATTGACTCAAGTACAGCGTTTTCAAATGTAGTGTTAGCCACGTCAAGCTTATAAGCTTTATAAAAAGCACGTACTGCCATTTTTACATCTTCTAAACTAGTAGCGTCTTTCATAGCTTTACGGAATACTTTATCATGGTCTGTATATTCGAAAGAAGCATGCTCTTTCAAAAGTTTAGAGAGTTCTTCTTTATATACTTCTATAACTTTCTGCCATTTTTCAATAGAAGCTTGTGCCTCTTCTTTAGTGATAATTGTACTACCGTTTTCAATGACATTCATACTAGCTTCAATAGAGTTTTGTGCCTTCTGAATTTTTTCATTATAGATTGTATTCAACTCGGCTTTTTTAATGACGCAACGGAAGAACTCTGCAGTCCGTGTAGAAAGTGTTCTTGCTGACTGGAAAAAATCAACTTTTGCAGTGTTAGCGGTTACGGTGTTTTTGTTTGTTGTGTTTGTCATAATGTCCTTCTTTCTCCTATTTGTCGCATAGGTGCTATAATGTATTTATTATGCTTATTGTTATCCTCAGCTTTTAACAGACTTGGAACTGTCAGTTTACAAACTGGTAGCTTTATAACGTCCTCCTGACCTTACCTAGTGCGCCTCACACCGTTATACTTTCGTATACCTCACTTAAAATATCTGCTCTTAGTTTTCAGCATTGCAGACTCTAGCTCTTAAATGAATATAGATACAGACCTCAATATTCAATTCTTGCGAGTTGGGGAACGCAAGTAATCTATTTTCGCCCCGGATTTCAATGTAAATAGTTCGATTAGAGCCGTAACCCTTTTCTTGGTGTAGTTCGTGCCGTAACACTTGCCACCTATTTGCAAAGGAACTTTTTTAAAGAAAATTCAAAACTTTTATAATAAAGGGATTTACTTGTCAGACTTGACAAGCGTTGAAAGACATTGTATAATCTAATTGTTTAGGTTAGGTATACATTGTATATCTTTCTACCCTGTATTATCTTTTAAAGGTGTACAGGGTATTTTTTATTACCCCGCGACTATAATATAACATATTGTTTACTACTTGTCAAGTAGTTTTTAAATATTTTTCTTGACTTGTATATCATTACCTCTGTTGATAATAATACTATAGTTGCCATTGCTAAAATCTTTTAGCAATGCTTCTAAAATAACATTCATATTAAGATTGTACTCTTTACAAGCTAATCTGAAATTATCCAGAATATCGGCTTGTATCGGGGTATTTAATTGTTTTTTGTCTGCCGTGGTAATCACATCCCTCCTTTATTTGTTGATTAGATTTTACTACTTTACAAGTAGTTTGTCAATAGTTAATTAAAAATATTTTTGTCAATGTCGTTTTCAACTATCGTGTTGTATCCTCTCGACTTGACTATATGATAATACTTTCATCGCTACTTGTCAAGTAGTTATTTAAAATATTTTTCAAATTTTACGATAAATTTTCATACCATCATATAGAAAATATTCTATCTATCATAATCCTATCATAACCACCGCATATAGTTTTTAATTCTATATATCATAACATAATCATTTTATCGGTAAAATGCACAAATACCGATAGCAAGGCATTTTTTAATTGTTAGTCAATGTTTAACTATGGTTAGGGGGTGCTAAAAACTAGCCGTCCTGGACTGTTTTTGAGCAGAGCCATAAGCTGGTTCATCCACCCACTTTCTTAAAAATCTTAATATCTTTTCAAATCGCTATTAATCCCACGAATCAAACCAAAATCCAACTTCCACCATTCAAATACACCTTATCGTATCTCACATCGTAAAAATCCACTAATACCAACAAAAATTCCACTTCAAAATCCAAAAATTGAAATTCCACCTAATCAAAATTTAAACCATAAACTTCAAATTTCCCCCATAAAACAATTATTATTTCGATACGAGTTTATTCCTATATAAATGCACAAAAAATAATCTCAAAAAATTTACACCACTCTACATTTGCCAATAAGAGAGAATATATAAGTATCTAAATCATATATAAAGGAGAACACACAAATGAATACATATATAGTAAATATAAAAAACAATTATAACCAAAAGTACTTTGTCCCTATATTCGCACTTTCCGAAGATGATGCTTTTAACATAGTAATCAAGCTTTATAACTCAAACTTCATGTCTGTACACCACCCACCATATAGCAATTTTCCAGGTATTCTTCCATTAGAACAGAAATTATATCCATTTTCCGAACAAAATGTTATAATTAAATCAGCATTGGCAAAACAGAAAAATACAATGGAGGAATGTACTGATATGGAAATAAAAGAGCTTTATAACTATATGTATTTGGGCGATTATAATTCTCAGATTCAAAATCTTGCCGAAAAAGCACTTCAGGAGAATTGGAATTTTACAAATAAAAATGATTATTCTATCCTGAAAAACTACTTAAACAACACATTTAAACAATTGCTACATGAAGATAAAGTAATAGAAACAGATTCATATTGTTTATTTAATACCGGATTATTTACAGAGCACTACATCCCAATTTATGCATATGGAGAAATCAATAAAAACTTTACCGAGGACAATGAAATTCAAAAATGGTATCTTAAAGGATTTAAAGATGAATACGAATTAGCTTCATTAGATGTAGATGTTGACTTTCCTGAAAGAGCTGATTATTTTAAAGACACTACTCTTCTCGTATTTGATTGGCATTGCAAAATACATGTGAATTATGATCATATACTGGATGATTTGAATACTTACAAAAGATTACCTGATTGTATCAAGGAAAGTGACAGACCGTTAGATACCTTAAAGGGTTATATAGATACTGCGATTCAAAGAGTAACTGCAAATTATAAATTAGCAGTTCCGCACTACTATATGGGGAAGATACAACTTATGATTCCATTATGTTTCAATAAAGATAACACACCTGATGTGGCATTAGTCCTTGAAAAACGCAGTGGCAAACATTATCAGGCGAAAACATGTCTTACTATGGAAATGGCATATATGGATGCAAGATTAATAGCCAAACCAGAATCTAATTGGTTAATGGCTGAGAACATTTTAGAAACTGAATAATATTATTATTTCACAAGACAGATGATTCATTTCACCTGTCTTATTTTTATGTCACTACTCTTCTATCAAAAATCACTTCTCAAAAAAGCAAATTTCAATTTTACATATATATCCTAACACTTTATCACTAAACCAATAAAAATAGAAAATTACCATTATTTTCTAAAAATAAACCCACAAATAACCACTTATGAATCTGCCGCAGAACCATACCGGGGGTTATAAAAAACTACACAGCATAATCACTTCTCTTCTCTTATACCAGCTAATAAATATGAGAAAATTATTTCCAAGAGAATAATATAGTGACAAATACAACAGCAAAACAATTCCAAAATAAAATTATATTCAAAGGATGAAAAATCATGAGAAGAACACATAACCCATCAGAAACTAAAATGCCAACTGCAACCCAAACACCAATTGAGATTGCATTACATATTGATGAAAACGGGATGACAACAGCAAGTCAGTTATATTCATTCCTAGAATTGAATTCCACTCAATTTTCAAGATGGTGCAAATGTAATATTTTAAACAACAAGTTTGCAACAGAAAATGTAGACTATATCCACTTCGACATAGCGGTAGAATCAGCAATTAAAGGTCAAACTAGAACCAATTACAAACTCACATCTGATTTTGCCAATAAGCTTTCTATGACCGGAACAACAGAACGTCACAAAGAAGCTCGTAAATATTTTATTGCATGTGAACAAGGATTAAAGGTTGTAGAAGAGAAATTGAATCAGTAAATACTTAGGGTTAAATCAGTTCTCATAAAAAAATAAGACAACTTCTTTTATAGGCTAACAACTTATCATCTAATGGATTCAAAATGAAATTTACATCAAAATTCTCTCTAAAAGCAAAGAATGGCATATTCAAAATGTAATGGTATATGTCATTCGAAAGAGAGAATGTATAAATGGAATCTTCTATGAAAGAAGGAAAATTTTAAATGAATGGAACATTAATAATTAATATTAGTAATGATTGTTATTGGTTCTATTCTATTAGGAGTCGGAATTGAGAAAGAAATTTTTCTTTTAGAATACATGGACTTGTATTGACTTTTTGTGGAATTATAGCTGGATTATTTTATCTGATGCATTGGTAAAAGATAATAAGAGAATAAATATTTAGATACAACACTTATGTACTTAAATGAATCATGTTTTTATATTGAACAGACTAAAACAAATGAAAAGATTTTAAAAGAGTATTTTATTTTGAACGTAGTGAAAAATAAAATACGAAATAGTCTGTCTTATTAATATAGTATTATATCTTATTTCAGTTCGGTTGACATACACAAAAGTGTTGTCAAAATTCGCATTATAAAAAATTAGACATACACAAAAGTGTAGTTTGCCGAACGCTCGTAAAACTAAATTCTAATAAGATGAGACTCAAATATACGAAAGGAGAAAATTTTTATTGAAACAAAAAACAGAATATTTTACACGCTTTCCAAATGATTATATTCAAGGGAATATAAAAACAAAGTATGGGGTTAGTCGTAAATTTTACATCACTTATATTCTTATTGACAAATATAGGTCTTACGAAGATTATAGTTGGATTACAATTCGCAAAGTTTTAGAATTTTACGGATACAAGACAACTAAACATAAACCAAAAGCATTTCATGAAATACTTGACGTATTGGAATATATGATTAATAACAAAATGATTGAGGTAAAACAAGACCTTGATTCGGTTGGTTATGATACTGGTATTGAAATAAAAATCATACCGGGAAATTTTGACGCAACAGATAAATTCTCTAAAATCACATCTTCTCAGCTTGATTTTATTATGATGAATGAATCAAGTATTAATAAAGAGAATATTCTAATGGCTTTCCTGTATATTAATTCCTATATTTTTATAAGACAAAGAGATAACAATGGGAATGAATTGATACAAAATCCAAAAGAAAAACCGGAGGCATTTTGGAGAAGTATAGAATCAATGTCAAAAGAATTATCCATGTCCAAGGACACCATTAATCAATGCATTCAATATCTCACTTCTTCTATTGGCGACCAAAAACCACTTCTAATAAAAAAGGAAGTTGGTAGTATCCAACCAGATCCTAAAAAACCACCACAAAACATTCCAAATATATATGTTCTTAATAAAGAAGGTTACGAACAAGAAATCGAATGGGCTATTGCTAAGATGTTAGAAATATATAATGTAGACTATTTTGGAGAATTAAAAGGAGGAAATAAAAATTAATAATTATTACGTGTATAGATTCATCAATAAAAATAATAAAATTGTATATGTTGGCAGGACAACGAATTTAATGCGGAGATTTTTAAATCATGAACATTTAACTGATGAAATCAGAAGGATTGAATACATTGAATGTTCCACTTATGCTGATATGGTTTGGAAAGAAATATATTATATAAATTTTTATGCAAATGAATTTACAACAAATTCATTAGATTTATACATTGGAGGTGTAACGGATCTTCATTTAGATGATAACTGGAAATGCTATTCTAAAAACACTTCCTCATATTATATTGACAAAGATAAAGTCATGGAAAATTTAAGTCTTTTAACAAATAAAGAATTAATAAATTCTATTCCACTTATACATATTCTTGAAAACGAAAAACTTAATAGTGTCGGAAAGAACAAATACGCTTTGTCAAGAAAATGGTTTTATGACGATAGTAACAAATCCAAATTAAATACATTAAGCAAACATGTGGCTAATTATTTTCATAATATATGTAAAGCAAAATCACATGAGTGCTTATGGACTACTTTTGACGAAGCGAAACCTCAAATAAAAGGTAAGGGCTTTAGAAAGGGATTTGTTTCTTTAAATGCACCATATGAAAAAACAAATATAAGGTATTTAGCTTTTCTTTGTAATTTATTTTATCAGCCAGACGAAGATAGTGAATTTAGACATTCAGTTGATGAAAACGGTTATGCGTTATCTGAAATGCTGCAGTTTATTTGGCGTTCTGCTATTCGTGACGGGAAAGAAATCTGGGTTTACATTCCGAGCATCAGGATGCGAAGGTTATTAAAACAGTGGGTAAAAGAAAATTCATTAGGAGAATAATACATTGTAAGGAAGAAATAAAGAGACACCATCATTCAGACAGTATCTCTTTATCATAAATTTGTGCGCACGTTAAATTATAATTCATTGGTTTACGAGTTACAAAAATAAAACTATAAGAATTGAGTATAAAGCAATTTCGAGCCAGTTATATTCTAATTCTTATAAGAAACGCCGTTTTTCGTGACTGCAACACGTTCTTTTCCGGACGTTACCAGAAGTTTCAACTCTTGATATTGTGTATAGCACTTAATGGCATACCTAATAAGATTCAAAACAGCAATAATAACGCTAGGTGTAAGAATTAATTTTAGCAAATCTACAATCCTCCTTTCGTGACAATGGTGTTATCACAATTGGAATGATTGCAGATTATACTTTTCATAATGTGCATAACCACACCTCCGTACCTGATAAATCAGTTGTGATCTTTAGTTAATAGGTTACAAGTGTATATACACATCAAAGATATTATACCATACCAATGAATTATAAGAAGCTGCGCTTTGCATTACATGTAACAAGCTAACGCACCACAAAGGAGCGAATGATTATGAAAAAAATTTTAGAAACAGAAATCAAAGAAAAAGGAGAAAAATTATTTGAAAGAAGAAACATTTACAGTAGGAAGTCACAATACATTTGGAGGAGTCGTTCTTGAATCGGATTTTAGCATGTATCCTGGTTCACATATGGCAGATAGGATTGCTGCAGATATGAAATTTGATAAATATTGCAAGAACTGTGCCGAATCAAGAGATGAAAGAAAATGTTTAAATAAATTTGTAGGATAAAGGAGAAATCAAGATGAACAAAAAATTAGTATATGAGACTTATAAAGGTTGTAAAGATATTATAGTAATTGATTTACATAATGGCTATTCGGTGGTCGCAATCAAGGGTTGGAATAACGAAAAGAAATGTTATGTGGTTGAGCTTCGATTAAAGGAAAATTCGATTAAAAAATGGGATTTAATCGAGAAAGCTGAAGCCATTGAGTTCGATGCAGATTATAAAACTATCAACAGGGAAATTCTTAAACATGTCAGCACTCTCTTATCTGAGGGGTTCTTCGAATATTACATTAACAGAAATAAATATGAATTGAAATGCTACAACAAAGGATTCGAGTATTATGAATATCTCGGAGAAGAGAAAACAAATGTGTAGATTGTGCGGCAAGGTAGATGGTTGTTACCCAAGATGTCCCAACTACTACTCTTCTTCACATATTACATGTTGTTACTGTGAAGAAAAGATAGAACAAAATGAAGAGTATTTGGAAAATGAGTATGGAGAATATAGACATATAGACTGTTTCTCTTCTGTTTATGAGTTATTGAAGTGGCTTGGGTATGATGTAAAGTATGTAGGTGGTAAATATGAAGAAATTTAAGTATTTGATTGGAAAATTGGTTCCGAAAATTCACGACTTGCCGCAGGTAATTTATATTAACTAGCTCGGTTTTGAGTGGTTTATCATGAAATGAAAGAGAGAATAAATGAGTATAGAATAAAATTTTAAGGGAGGAATAGGTTATAGGACATTTAATAAAATCGCAAGAATGGTTTAATGAAAAAGTGCAAGATTATCATCATGGAAAAGTTGAAATCTTGAGTAAATATATGGGTTCTGAAAAACCAATAGACATTGTATACCATTGCCCTGATCATGGAGATACGTTTAAAACATTAAATGCTAAAAATATATGCAAGCCATATTTTTTACCATGCAAAAAGTGTCAATCCATTAGAAAGTCAAACTCAGCAAAAGGTGCACAAAAAGCTAATAAAGAATTTTATTATAATAGATTGGTTGATTATTGCAAGTCACATGGAGGTAATGTTTTAGAAACAGAATGGACAACCGCAAAATCGTTGTATCACTTTAAATGCGGTAACCCCAATCATCCAGTATTTACAACAACTGCAGATGCTTTATATAGTGGGAATCATTGGTGTCCATACTGTTATGGTAGAGTGGGCGATTTTCAAAAAGAACTTGAAGAATTATGTCATAATCATGATGGTGAACTTATGAGCGAATATATTAATGCGGCTGAATATGTGCGTGTTAAATGCAATAAACATAATTATATTTGGAATGTACTCCCCGGTAACATCAAAAAGGGAAGATGGTGTCCAATATGTAACATGGGTTTTAATGAAAAAACCGTATATGATTATTTAATAAATTCTCAATGCAATTTTGATATACAATATACATTCGATGATTTAATTGGTAACAACAATGAAAAATTGCGATTTGATTTTGCAATTTTAAATGGTAAAGGTCAATTGATCTACTTGATTGAGGTTGACGACAGAGAACATAAATCCAAACATCTTGGCAATACCCCACGACAACTTCAAAGAAAAGAAGCAATTCAAAGAGATAAAATTAAAGATGAATATTGCAAAACTCATAATATACCATTATACAGAATGGAAGTTCCATTTGATGGTAAGAATAAATGGAGTTATGAGGATTATTATAGATACATAAATTCAGAATTAAAAACATTTGTAAATTTGGCACGAAACGGAGAAAATAAATGTTAGATACACAAATTAATATGTATTCTGTTGATACAGGACATTTTTATAGTAATCATGAGAAATATTTGCATGATATGAACTGTAAATATAGACAGGAACGTAATTATATTGCAAATAAGATATCAAAATTTGAAGATGACTTTAAAATATTAGGTTTTACAGATGAAGAAATTTCCAGTTGGAAAAAATGTTCAGTGAGTGATTACGAAGCTGAAGAAAATGAAACAATCAAAGAATTTATGAAATATAGTCTTCTTATTAAACATAAACGTTCTAAGGCAAAAGATTCTAAAAACAAACTATTGAAGCTTTTAGAGAACAAAATGCATCAAAAAGAATTATTATATAAAAAAATCGAAATCTGCAAATCAAATAATATTCCTTATACAAATATCCCATTACGAAAACTCAGAGAAGAAGAATTAAATGATAATAATATTATTTCTGTATTTGAATCTTCTTTAACAAGAACTATTGGTATAAAAAAAGACGAACTAACAGATGTTCTTTTGGTAGTTCAGGTGTATTACTTTGATGTATTTAAAGACATATCTTTCTACGGATTTTTGTACAAAGGTGAAAAATATAGGTACTTCACTTCTTCTGCTGGGCAAATTCGTAAAAAGAAAGCTGTGTTTATAAAAGAATTCGTATGGAATCAAGTAGAAAAAACAATAATGTGCGGTTTGACAATTGATAAAATTAATTCTAAAGGTGGCAATAATGTAAATAAACATCTTGCTTATATGGCATTAGCAAACTCAGCCACAGATGAATGGAAAAACTTTGACATTGATAGATGTATCGTAATTGAGGATTTTGAAACTGAAGTAACCGGAGAATTTGATTTTATAGACGAAAAAGATTATTCGATTGAAAGAAAAATCGGAAAAGTTCCTGTTCCGCATACCGATGGGGCTGGCATGATGCTTCCAAGTGTTATGACAAAAAATACTATGTTTCGTGCACCTTGGGTTAAAGGATTATTAGGTGTATTTGACTTCAAAAAGTTTGTTGAAGAAAATGGCTACTCTCCTGTTATTAAAGATATATATGGAAAAGAATACAATATTATAGAAGATGATATTCGTATTATTTTTACAAAGAGTCAGTTTAAAATGTATAAGTTTTACGATTCATGGGATGAATATAAAAAATATTTCAAAAAATATAATTGTCAAGCTGGTAGATGTAATACCGAAGAATCAAGAATTAAAAATGCGAAGATTAACTACCAAATGCTTCAGACTCTTACAGATATTACAGATGAAGAAATTGATTTATTAACCCAAAAATCTATTGATAAAATAACACATATTTGCAGTTCTGAAGAAACTATGAAAGAGGCACTTGGCATTACTCCGTATAATATGAATATGACTCCATTTCAAAAAGCGGTCAAGCTCTATCCTCCTCTATTGAATGATACTTATGCAAAAGATGTGATCCGAGAAATAAAAAATAGTCTATTGAAAAAATATAGAAGTGGAAAACTTGAAGTTAATGGGAAATATACTTTTCTTCTACCTGACTATTATGCTGCATGTGAACATTGGTTTGGTAAAATCGAAATTCCAAAAGGGTTACTCAATGATAAAGAAGTGTTCTGTTGGTTATTTAAGCAGTATGATGAATTGGATTGTTTAAGAAGTCCTCACTTATATAAAGAACATGCCATTCGTTTGAACATAGCGAATAGTAAATATAATGAAAGAGTTGAAAAAATAAGAAAATGGTTCACTACTAATGCCGTTTATACAAGTACATATGATTTAATCAGTAAAATACTTCAATTTGATGTTGATGGGGATAAATCTCTTGTTGTTGCCGATCCGAATTTTGTTAGAATTGCCAAAAGAAATATGGAAGGTATCGTGCCTCTATATTATAACATGCAAAAGGCTAAACCAAAACTTTTAACGAATGAAAATATCTATGAAGGACTCAGTGCAGCTTTCACCGGTGGTAATATAGGTACATACAGTAACAATATTTCAAAAATTTGGAATAGTGATGTTTTTATAGATGGTACAGATGCTGAAAAAGAACACGCCACAAATTGTGTGAAGCGTTTGTGCTGTCAGAATAATTTTGTGATCGATTACGCAAAAACGTTGTATAAACCTGACTTTCCAGAAGCGATAGGAAATGAAATCAGGGAATTTACAAATAAAAAATTACCAGCTTTTTTTGAATATGCGAAAGACAAAAAATTTAGTGAAGACATTGATAAAAGTCAAGTTGAAAAAAGAAATGAAAGTTTTGTAAATAAGCTTTACTCTCGTATTCCCAATAAATCTATTAATACCAGGGGAATGAAACTCGGAAAACTGGAATATGAAAAAATGATGCATAATGTAAATATTGTTTGTGCATCTGAAGTTTCAGATTTATATGACGAATTAAATAAACAGTATCGTTATATGGTAAATATGAAAGATGAGTATATTGATAACCTTCATTATGTGGCATGTACAATTAGAAATAAATTTTCTGAGTTAGGATATTCAGATGAAATAATAACAGATATGTTAGTTCAATATTTATATGGCAATGAAAAACGTGGCAAACAATTATTTTGGTTCTGCTATGGTCAAAACGTTGTAAATAATTTAGAAAATAATATTAAGATAAAGAAAACGAAATTTGTTCAGTGTGTTGATTGTGGTGAATGGTTTGAAGCAGACATTATGTCAAAATCATGTAGATGTAATAGTTGCCAATATGAATATAGAAAACAGTTAGATAGAGAAAGAAAACGAAAAAACAGATAAATTCCGCATATCTTTAACTCGTTTTTTCGACCAATGTTTATGGACTATTTAATTATTCAAAAATCCAAATAGTCCATTGTACATGGGTTTTCATTTGTGCGTATATGGAAAACAACATATCGCATAGGTATAACTACCAATTTACTAATTAAGATATGTTTTTATAAATCGAATTCGTGCAGTTGGGAGGAATGTCATATTTGACAATTACACAAGAAAATATAATTAAAGAAATTGCTGAAAAAGAAGATATAAATGTGGCGACAGTTCGTAAAATTTTCAAACGAGCAGAGAAATGTATTTTCGCCTACTTATCTTCTACTACTCCCACTGAAAATACAGTGGTTAAAATTTTAGATGGATTGAGTTTAGAATGTAATTATATTCCCGAACGAGATATCCATACATTTGATAATATCCGATGTAACGCAAAAATTTGGGCAAAACCAAAAATTACTCGCTACTATAATAGAAAATTAAATGGATATTTTGATTAAATAAAGATAAATCTTGCCCATAGGGCATCATAATTTCATTTCAAAATCCAGAACAATGATTTAGACCTCGTGTCCATACGGAGGCAATAAGATTATGTATGGTGGTGTTCCGCTACCATGAAAGGCGAACTATAAAGCAGAGTCGAAGAACTCTTATAACTCTCAGCGTTACTAATCATTGACGCTTCTGGAATTCATCCGAGATACAACTATAATTTAGTTACTGTGACGTTGTATTGAAAAACTTTATATATGGTGAAGAGAAACCAGTCAAGTTCAGTAAGCGAAACTGTACCATATATGCTTCTGTTAAGTTTGTGACTAATCGGGTGTTTTTAAACAGAAAATATTAATTTGGAAAATTTCCTCATATTTGGTGACACATTTTTTCATAATGTACACCTCTCCTTTTTTTCATATGGTAACTGCGCTGTCGTTCTGACAGTACGGTTACTTGTAGTGAGAATTTTTATTGCGGGATAGAGCAGTCTGGTAGCTCGTTTGGCTCATAACCAAAAGGTCAGTGGTTCAAATCCACTTCTCCGCAACTCTCCTACTTTGTAGGCGGCTGATTTCGGGTCGTAAAATAAGCGCAGCGATGCGTATAAAGTAGTCGAATGACTGCGACTGTATTTATACAGCTTGACAGAAAATACATATAGTCTATACCTAGCCTAAACTCAGAGGGCGACTGCTAATGATATGGCTGGGTAGGTGTCTTGACATAGGCACTGTATTAACATAGAAATATGGGGATGACTAATGTACGATTGGTGCGAATGCCGCAAGTATAAGTGCTGATCGGATTGTTGATAGGATATCTTAAATCGAAAGATAGGTGTTCTCCAACAAAGTGAGTCGATAGCAAGACGAGCAGGATGGTGACGATTGGGCTGTACTCAAAAGGTACGGATGATCAAATGTACACCTCATCATCCAAAATAATAAAAATATACATACTTTTGATTTAAAGGGAAAATTAATTAAAACAAATGGAAAGTGTAGATATTACATAAAGCAAAAGTGTGTGCGACTATGAAGAGAAAAACAACTTATTGTCCTGTAATATGGACATGTATAACACTCGCAAGGTGTTATGCAAGAAAGTACAAGTAATTGCAACCGTAAGAGCCGCAATCTCTGAACTCCGCAAGAGACGATGTAATGAAAGAAAATCTATAACGCTTCATGGTAAGAGTTTGCCGGTAGCCACTGAAACCGGTGTTGTTGCTAACTACTGTTTAATCGGCAGTGTGATAATCCGTATCCAACTACGGAAGATGTTAGCGTGTAAGGTCAATTATCTCAGCCTGAAAATGTAGAAATCTCATACTTCGGTATGGGATTTTTCTATTTTGCGAAATATAGCTTAGTGGTAAAGCACTTGACGATTAATCAAGGGACTCAGGTTCGATCCCTGATATTTTGTTTACTCTTCTCCTTTGGTGGAGAAAATTTTGAATAAAGGACGTGAATTATTATTTTAAAGATTTCTAAAAATGAAGCACTGAAGCTTCATAAGGATTACAAAATTCCGTATGGCGAAAACGGAATCAGTCATTCATGGTGTAAGGCAAAACACTATTTTCTGTGTGAAAACAGATATAACATGAATGCGATTAGAAAATTAAGGAAAGACAGCATCGTGAAGTAACGAAATAATTATGAAAGGTGGTGTCTGATTATTGGAATATAAATTATTCCTCGACACCAATGCTCTTTTAAATTTACAAAAAGCAGCATTTAAAGAGTCATTTGTAATTTCACAAAAGACTTTAGAAGAAATTGAAAACATAAAAACTTCAAGCCATAAAGACAACGAAGTAAAATGTAAGGCTCGTCAGGTGTCACGTTTACTTGACGAACATTTTGGAGAATATGAAGTTATATTAAATAATGCCGAAATAAAGAAAATCGTCAGTGATTTTTCATTAGATGAAACTCCTGATAATATCATTTTAGCTTCTGCTTACAAATATAATACCTCTTCTCCTATTATTGTTTGCACTGATGATATAAATTGCAAATTTATTTCAAGGAATATTTTTGGACTTACAACTAAAGGTGCAAACGAAATTAACCTTATAAAAAATATTGAAGAATATACAGGTTATAAAGATATCACTTTTTCTGATGAAGAAATGAGTGATTTTTATTTACATTTAAATGAAAATACATATAATTCTCTTCTCAATGAATATCTTATTATCCGCAAATCTGATGGCGAAATTGTTGATTATAGGAAATGGAACGGAACTGAGTATGTTGTAGCTTCCTATAAACAAATTAACAGTCATTTTATGGGAAAAATCAAACCAAGAAATCCTCAGCAAGTTTTGGCATTTAACATGTTACAGGATAAAGAAGAAACAATCAAAGTAATCTCAGGAAAATTTGGGACTGGAAAAGATCTGATTATGATTGCCAATGCATTAAAGCTAATTGATGAAGGTAAGTTTGATAAATTACTTTATGTTCGTAATGCAATTGGTGTAAAAGACGCAAATGATATAGGATTTTTACCAGGATCAAAACTAGAAAAATTAATGCCTTATGCAATGCCATTAGCAGATCATTTAGGCGGTGAAACTGGTCTTGAAATGCAGATGATGGCTGGGAAAATTGAAATTGAACATTTAGGTTTCATTCGAGGAAGAGATATTAAAAATACAATTATTTATGTAAGTGAAGCTGAAAATCTTACAAAAGAACATGTACAGCTATTAATAGGTCGTGTTGGCGAAAATTCATCTTTATGGATGAATGGCGATTTTAAACAAACCGATTCTACTCTTTTTAGGATGAACAATGGATTATTATCTACTGTTCAGAAATTAGCTGGACACAAAAGATTTGGATTTGTTCAGCTTGAAAAAACAGAACGAAGTGAAACTGCTGCAATGGCAGATTTGTTAGATTAGGTGGTGTTTAAGATTAAAACAAAAGCAATTTTTAATGGATTTTTGGCAAAAAAATTATTGAAAGCAGGAAATCCTATTATTGATTTAGAGAAAAATCATAAATTAAAAAATGCATCTGTTTTTATTTTCGAAGAAACTGAAAAATTAAAAAGAGATTTAGGAAACCTAACTGCTAAGTAATTTAGCAGTTTTTATTTTACTTATTTATTCAATGAAAGGACACGGTAATTAAATGGCTAGACCTAAAATGAGAAAAGATTTAACCGGAATGAGGTTTGGACACCTTACGGCGATTAGCGTTGATGAAGAAAGAACAAAAGATGGGAAAGTATATTGGTTATGCAAATGTGATTGTGGAAACAACACTTCAGTGCTTTCAACTTCATTGACAAGGGAAAATAATGGAACGAAATCATGTGGATGTGCAAGAAATTCAGAGGATGCGAAGAAAAAAGCTAAAATAACAAGAGAAAGCTACCCACAAGATATTACAGGAATTAGATTTGGAAGACTTGTTGTCACTCGAAAAACAAATATTAAGTCTGATCGAAGTTATAACAATGGTGCATATTTATGGGAATGTAAATGTGATTGTGGTAATACATGCTATTATTCGAGATATTCATTAATATCTCCATATGGAGTACGTTCCTGTGGATGTTTATATAACGATGCAAGATTTGAATGCACTAAAAAATATTGCGATTATGATTTAGATAATTATGATTTTGGAATAGGTTATTGTTCTAATGGCACATATTTTTTCTTTGATAAAGAAGATTATGATAAAATTAAAGATTATTCTTGGTGGTATGATGGTCGTTATGTAATAGCACACACATTAAAAAATGATAAATATACAACAGATATAATTCGTATGCATAGGGTCGTAATGGATATTGATGATCGAGAAGATATAAATGTAGACCATAAAAATCTTATTCGATATGATTGTAGAAAATGTAATTTAAGACGAGCAACAGATTCAGAAAATGCGATGAATAAAGATTATTCGTATATGTCAACAACTGGCGTTACAGGTGTTACAAAGTATAAAGACAAATGGAGAGCTTCAATAAAAATAAAGAAGAAAACTATTAATCTGGGTACTTTTGATTCCTTTGATAAAGCGGTTATTGCAAGAAGAAAAGCAGAAGATAAATTGTTCGGAGAATTTAAATTTGATCTATCTAATAAAGATATTATAGATGAATTAAATTTGGAAAAATATAGAAATTATAAAAATGTTATATAAAATTTGAGAAGTTATTCCATTATAGGAAAATATATGAAAGAACGAGGCATATGCCTATGGATTTATTATTACCTCTAATTGGTGATACAAAAGAAAGCCAATTACCTTCGCCAGAAGAATATACCTATTGGAAAAATAGAGATAGTCGTACATTTTTCATTGATTATGAAATAGATGACGATTATGCTCTTGTTGAATTGGCAAAAATAATTATTCAGATGAATATTGAAGAGAAAGATGTTGAAACTCCTTCTCCTATCCGTCTTTTTATACATAGTTATGGAGGAGATATCGAACAAGCACTTTTCTTTTGTGACTTAGTAAAATCGAGTCGGATTCCAATTATTACTATTGGAATGGGTGTTGCAATGTCTGCTGGATTTTTAATATTCTTGTCTGGTAAGAAAAGATACGCTTTTTCTCATACTTCTATGTTAGTACATTCTGGGTCTGCCGCATTTCAAGGCACTGCAGAACAGATTGAAGAAGCACAGAAGAATTATAAAAAGCAAATTGAGCAGATGAAGTCTTATATACTTGCCAATACAGAGATTGACGAAAAGACTTTTAATAAAAACAAAAATAAAGATTGGTACTTATCAAGTGATGAGCTTCTAAAATATGGCATTATTGATGAAATCATCAACTACTACTCTTCTATTTTTGTGTATGGAGGAAAAAGGATTATGGCAAATTTTGCATATAAAAAAGTAACAACTACTTCTATGAAAGTAGCAGGAATTATTGACACTGACACAATGATGATTGACGTAGACGGTGAAGAAAAATCACTTGCTACTCTTCTCTCCGATTTTAATGGCGGAGTAGTAGAAATCAATGTGAAGGTTAAGGATGAAGAAGAATTAGACGAGCCTGTAGAGGCTGGTGAAGAATAAGAGAGTTGGTGTATTATTGTTTAATTTTGAAGAAGAATTAATGAAATACAATCTAACTTCTGAAAAATATGAGCTTTTATTGCATGATATTGATTCTAAAATTAATGGAGAAAATGATTATGATTGGTCAGAATTAAAGGATAAGTATTCTGTAAATTGTAATTCTGATACCATCCGTAAAGGGTCTTCTACTATTTTTGGTGGAAAGTTTAGAAGCGAATATGAAAAAGCAAAAACAGAGAATGAACATGTAAAGAATGATGAGATTGATATTAAGATACGGGAACTAAGGAAAGAACGGATTAAATTACAGACTGCTAATATTGAGAGGACTCGTCTTGACAGAAGCGAAGCACGTCAAGAAATGTTTTTTGAATATGTAAAAGATGCGATTGAAACACTGAATCCGCCTGAATTTAAACCAATTATCGGTAATAGAAAATCTGATATTAGTTATGTGGTTGGATTGGCAGATGTGCATTATGGTGCTACATATCGAAGTATTAATAATGAATATTCTCCTGAGATCGCAAAGTTAAGATTTGAGTATTTAACTGGAAGATTAATTTCTTTTATTCAGGAGAAACAAATTGGTCAACTTACTGTTGTTTCGTTAGGAGATCTCATCCAGGGAATTTTGCGGCTCAGTGATTTAAAAATCAATGATAGTTCGATTGTAAAAGCTACGGTTGAAGTTTGCAGATTAGTTGCAAACATGCTTAACGAACTATCTGCTTATGCTAAAATTTCCTATTATCATACTCCTTCTGCTAACCACACGCAGATTCGTGTACTTGGAGCGAAAGCTTCCGAATTAGCAGATGAAGACCTTGAATATCTTATGGGAAATTATATCAAGGATTTATGTGCCTTGAATGAACGTATTTTCGTTCATCTTGCTAATGAAGGTGATAATTTTATTGAGGTATGTGTTCCTGGCAACGAAATTCTTGCTATGCACGGACATCAGATTAAAAATACTGAAAATGCTGTAAAAGATAACAGTATTTTACATAGAAAGCTCTATGATACAGTCTTACTTGGGCATATTCATTCTGGAAAAGTAATCCCATCACATGAAGGAATTAATGGTGATGCGGAAGTTCTGATAAGTCCATCATTTGTAGGCTCTGATCCGTATAGTGATTCTCTCTATAAAGGTAGCAAAGCCAGTGTTAAAGTATACGGATTTGATCGACTGTATGGACATACAGAGACATATAAGTTCATTTTGAATTAAGATAGCACGGTTTTTATTATTTAACATACATAAGGCAAATTTCAATAATAAGGCTACTCTCATATTTTTGAGTAGTTTAATTACAAGACAATAACTACTCATCCTACACCCAATAAATCTCAAACTCTCGTGTTCGGATTTTTCACGGTGAGTAGTTTTTATAAGTTTTTTGGCTGACGAAGCCGCATCCGAGGAAGTAGACTCCCATGAGCTACTATCCTCTTTTTGTTATCAAAATCGGCAAATCTAAGAAATGCCGAAATTTATTAAAGTATCGAAAATGAAAGGAAAATGAAAAATTATGACAAAGAAAGATTTTATTAAAGTAATTGCAGAAAGAACAGAAAATACTCAGAAGGACGTAGCAGTTATCGTGGATACAGCACTTGAAACTATTGTTGAAGCTGTTGCTGCTGGCGAAAAGGTTTCATTTGTAGGATTTGGTACATTTGAAACTGTTGAAAGAAGCGAGCGTGAAGGAAGAAACCCAAAGACAGGAGAGGCAATGATTATTGAGGCTTGTAAATCTCCAAAATTTAAGGCTGGTAAAAATTTCAAAGATTCCGTAAAGAATGCCTAATCTGATTGGTGGTGTTGAATATTTTGGTTAAGAAAAATAAATATGAAGATATGGAAATTTTAGACCTTTATGATAAAGCAGAGATTTCGGAAATTTTTATTGAAAGATTATACACAACTGAGAAAACTGTTGGTGTAATTGCTGATAGAGAACTTATAGCATATATTATGGATAATGTATTTGCTCTTGAAGAAACAAGTGTGGAATATCTTGATTTTTCAAAGAATTTGGATATGGAATATCTCATTTATGTAGACAATGACGGGCATACAACTGTTACTCCTGTCGATGAATATTCTATTCTTGATCCGGTTGACATTGTTTACGTTGACATGGATGGTTCTATCGGACAGGATACTATTGATTATTGCGTAAATGAAGATAAAGAAGTCATTTTGTTCGGAGATTCTGAAGAAGATAACTGCGAATGTGACGGTGATTGCGAAAACTGTCATATGAACGATGAAGTATATTTACTTACTTCTAAAGGTGATGATGGAAATGTACATGGATTTACAGCAAGTAAGTCTGATGGCAATTCTTATTTCAGCTACTCCTACTATTCTACCGATGAATTGGAAGATAAGGATATTCAGAGTATGCTAAAGGCTTTTGGATTTTAATAAGTTGAGAATTTTTAGAGTGTGTGGTTTATGCTGCACACTCTTTTTGTATGGGTGTATAACTCAGTTGGTAGAGTAACCGGCTTTTAACTGGTAAGTCGTGAGTTCGAGCCTCACAACACCCACTATTATTCAATGTTTTGTTTTATATTGCCGTGGATAGCGAAGTCTGGTTAAACGCACCTGACTGTAAATCAGGTCTTATTTAAGTTCGGTGGTTCAAATCCATCTCCACGGATTATGTCTTACAGACAGTTTAAGTACAGCTTCTTCGAAGCTATACCTTACGTCCACGCAAGCGTGAACGTTAATTAAAAATTAGTTTCAATGAATAAGCCAAAAGGAGAATAATTAAATGAATGATTCAAAAATGATTACAGTTTTTAGTCAGAAATTAGCTGGCTATCTTATGATGCATTCTTTTGTATTGGTAAGTATGCGTCCCAACAGAAATAACACTGGAAAAAATGTTTTCTTTTTCAATGATACACCAGATTTACAAATAGCCATTGAAGAATATAAAAACCTCAAGACGTAAAGGTTAAAATGGTGTTCATATGAATAATTCGAAGAAAACAAAAGATTTAGAACGAATAAAAGTTGGTGTTGTTCTTGATGATAATACCGGTGTAATACTCGGTGAGATATACGAAGGTGATAAAATTGTTACACCAAAACAGCAAGAATACACAAATAAATATATAACAAATTTTCAGAAAAAGGAGGCGTTCGTTAAAGTGTTTACAAATCCAATTACAACATTATTTAAGGAACTGCCTACTAAAGAATTTGCTGTAGCAATGGCTATTATGCCATTTATTTCATATAAAGATGGAATTTTAAGATATGATGGGAAGATTGCAGACATAAAAATCATCAGTGAACAACTTGGTGAAAATTATGATGTTTTCAGAAAAATAATAGCTTCTCTCATTAAAAAAAGAAGTTCTTACTAAAATTGAAAGGCAATCTGATACATATCAAAACAAAACCAAACAATGTATCTGCGTGAATCCTTATATTTATCTTAGAGGACAAGATATCGAAAAAGAAATTTGCGAAAAATTTATTAATAGTAAATGGGCTAATATTGATAAAGAATAAGAAGGAAATTTACGCAGAAACCTTTATTTTAAGACAAAAATAACAATTTTATGTGGACTTATATATCCGTAATTTTTTCTAAAAGCGGAGTTATAAGTCCTATATTTCCAAATTTGATATAAACAGAGAATAAACAATAGAGTAAATAGAGATAGCTCTTATATCAAACTCCAAAAAAGACCATTATTATTGGTTATTTTGCAAAAAGCTATTATGACTTTTTCGGCAAAAATGTCATCTCAAATGCCACTCTTGGCATTTAAAGAATTAAAAAATTAATTAAATAAAATAGATAAAGAAGCGGATGTACTACTCTCCTGCTTCTTTTTATTATGGAAGGAAGTGATTGAGTGGGGAGAAAGGTAAAACATAATAATATAGTAACGGATGAATTACTTTCTAAATGTAATTCGGAGAATATAGAATTAGGGAACGACTTCTTAGATTATTTACGTTCTGTTGATAGATCGCCTAATACAATTGATGCATATGCAAATGACTTACGCATATTTTGGGTATATCTTTTGCAACATTGTAATAACAAATTTTTTATAAATTTATCTAAAAGAGATATTTCAAAATATCAGAGTTATTGCTTAACTGAATATAAGTGGAGTCCTGCAAGAATGCGTAGAGTAAAATCTACTCTTTCTTCTCTCTCAAATTACGTTGAGAACATGTTGGACGATGAATATGAAGGGTTTCGTCCTATTGTAAGAAAAATAGAAAATCCAGTAAACGAAAAAGTGTTTACCAAAACCGTTCTTGAAGAAGAACAATTAATTGGATTACTTGACAAACTTGTTGAGAAAAAGAAATATGATCAAGCATGTATGTTGTCATTGGCTATGAATAGTGGTCGAAGAAAATCAGAATTACCAAGATTTAAAGTATCATATTTTGATGAGGGGAATATTATATATGGTTCTTTATATAAAACACCGGAACAAGTGCAAACAAAGGGGCGTGGCTCTCGTGGAAAAATGCTTACCTTGTATGTACTTTCTAAGCCATTTAAGCCATATTTGGATTTATGGATGAATTATCGAAAAGAAAATGGTATTGAATCTGAATGGTTATTTCCTAAAAAGGTTAATGGAGAATATGTAGATGAACCAATGGATGCTAAAACTCTTGATAGTTGGGCTGATACATTTAGTAATATTCTTAATATTGACTTTTACTGGCATTCACTCAGACATTATTTTACCACGGCTTGTTCACGAAGCGGTTTACCGGATGACGTAATTCAAATGCTAATTGGATGGAGTTCGCTTGATATGGTTAGTGTCTATAAGGACATCGAAGCAGATGAACAGTTTGAAAAATATTTTGCAAATGGTGAAATTAAGAAAGCGGAACAAAAATCTCTTTCTGATTTATAACATCCTCTTCTTGATTTGATACCGGAACATACTTCCGATTAAAATAAACCATCAAAACTCAAACAGAGAGCATCGGATAACACGTTATATCCGATTAATAAATTATATTTTACTAGCTTGTTTTGGTTGGAGCAAGTAAAAACAACTATCGCCACTGCTCATAGAGGCGGTTTGATATTAAATCCAACAATACGTTGTTGGTCGGACATTGCCATCCACCCGAATAGGTCAGTCATCAACCGTATAATTGATGGGATAGCCGTGCTTCTCTGCGTTAATGGGAACCGTTAAATTAAAATTAAATTGTGACTGCTGTGCGGTCTGGCATTCTGGAAAGACAGATAGTATTGCCAAATGTAAGATAGGTTATGAGCTTGTTTCCAAGAGTTACAAGTATATGATGACAATAATTGCCTGGTTGTCTTCGGTGATTATTTGAGTATTACAAAGGTATCCTTTACCATAGGACAACTTAGAGAGAAGTCTTGAAAAGAAAGGAAGTTACAAATGTGCATAGAGAATCGTTGGATTACTCTTAAATAACTGGATAACCGGAATCCAATGTGGTGAGTTGATTGCTTCAGACCACATAAATTTGGACTCGTAGCTCAGTTGGAAAAATAAAAAATATAATAATCCACTAATAATTAGTGTTACAGCTATTTATTGGTTTTAAAGAATAGGGAATCAGAGTTGCAAACTGATTTTATAGAGTAATCCTACCACTCTTCCTATTCTTTTTTTATTGCGAATTGGTAGGAAAAGAAAGGTAGGATATAATGTGTAATAAATTTGATTGGATTACCAAATACAATAAGGAAAATAATAATGAATATAAAAATTATGTAGTGTCAGGACAATATCTAGCCGTATATTTACCATGTCATCATAAAGCCAGGAAAGATGGATATGTTTATATTCATCAGTTACAAGCGGAAAAATTGTTAAACAGACCTCTTGGTGAAAAAGAATGCGTTCACCATATTGACGAAGACAAATTTAATAATGATATTAATAATCTGATGGTCTTTAAAACAGTATCTGACCACACAGCATTTCATCATGGAGTTTCAATATATAAAAGTAGCGATGTGTGGGTGGCAAATGTGGGTGAAAAATCTATTTGTCCAATTTGCAAAACTAATATTAAAGATCATAATGCAAATATGTGTTTAGACTGTTTTTTAAAATATAAATCAATAAATATTCCACCAAAAGATATTTTGCTAAATTTAATACTAAGTTTACCATTTGTTAAAATTGGAGATATGTATGGAGTATCTGATAACGCAGTTAGAAAATGGTGTAAAAAGTATAATTTACCATTTAAAAGAAAGGATATTATACAATATAAAAATATGTTATTGAACTGATACTTAAAGAGGATTGTACTACTCTCCTCTTCTTCTACCTATATGTCTTTAGTTTAATTGGAAAAACAATAGACTCCAAATCTATTAGATGTGGGTTCGAATCCTACAGGACATGTTTTTAAATTATTTTGTAGCGTTCCCATAATTAGTATTGGATCCGGTTGCTAACCGGTCGGTCATTTATTTGGCTTATAGGTTCGAGTCCTATACGCCACGCTTTTGCTGCATGTCCGGGTTGGCTGAGGAAGCGGTCTTGAAAACCGTTGACCCGAAAGGGTTTGCACGTTCGAATCGTGTGTGCAGCGTTTAATATTAGTGCTGAAATTGCACTTTCATTTGGTAAGAAGTTATTTCATATGAGATAGCTTCTTTTTTATTTGGGAAAAGAAAGGAAGTGACAGAATGGCAAAGGTATTAGAACCTTTATCGGATAAAGAATTAAAACAGATTAGTACCCTTGCTAATCTGCGTAAAGAATATACTAAAATATCTAATTTTTATAAACGTGTGATTAATGGCGAATTAGTATACTGTAGTCATTGTGGAGATTGGAAAAGTGTGGCAACCTTCTATTCTTCTTCCACAAGTGCTGATAGGGTTGAACATTATGCTTGTAAAGAATGTATTTTAGATGAATGTACCGATTATGACAAGAAAACTGGTATTAGAACGGATAATAGAGAAAAAACAATCGAAACATTCAAAAGGTTGAATTGGTATTTCGATGAAAAAGTTTATAATGAGCAGCTTCAAAAAATATCAGAAAATACCGGTGAAAAAATTAGAAGCACTGCAGTTCAACAGTGGATAGTAATATGTCGAAGCCTAAATGACTATAAAAGCAAAACATTTAATGATTCTGTTTTTCTCATAGATGACGATGAAAATTCTTCAGAACCAAATACAAAAATCGTACAAAAAACATTGAAAGCTGCCAAGAAACGATTTGGAAATAATTATAGTAATGATGAGCTTATGTTTCTTGAAAACGAATACCAAGACTGGACTACACGTTATAGTTGCGAAAATAAATCTCAAGAGCTTTTGTTTAAACGTGTATGTTGTAAAGAACTTGAAATAGATAATGCTCAAAAAAATGGTAAAGATACAAAAGATTTAGATGCTACTTTACAGAATTTATTAGGCAGTTTAAATATTAAACCAAATCAAAAAACAGCATCTGAATTAACTGACAACCTTACATTTGGACAACTTATTGATAAATGGGAAAGCGAATGGGAAGGTGGAAGACCTATACCAGAGCCAGAAGGTGAATTTAAAGACCCAGATAAAATTGGTCTTCTAATAGATGTATTCTTTAAAGGACATTTATCTAAAATGATGGGGTTGAAGAATGCTTTTTCGGCTACTTATGAAAAGTTCATTTCGAAATATACAGTTAAAAAACCTGAGTATAACGAAGATACTGATTCGGAGGCTTTATTTGATAAAATATTTGGTCAAAAAGCTGATGAGGAGGTATAGATATGCCTCAAGTAAAAACTCAAATTGAAATAGAAAAAGATAAGCAACAAAAAATAATGGAAACGATTGCGTGGAAAGCTGGATACTACCGTTCGAATCCACATAGATATGTATCAGAAGTCTTGGGACTATCTCTAAAATGGTTCCAACAAATTTTATTATGGTGTATGATGCATTACAATTTTGTGATGTATCTTGCTGCAAGAGGTCAAGGGAAAACATATCTTACAGCTTTATTTTGTTGTGTAAGATGTATTTTATTCCCTGGCACAAAAATAATTGTTAGTTCTGGAACTTTAAAACAGGCTAACGAAGTTTTACTTAAAATACAAGATGACTTCATGAAACAATCTCCAATATTGCGTTCTGAAATAGAGAAATGCAATATTGGTCAAAATGATGCTTATATTTATTTCAAAAATGGCTCATGGATAAAAACAAGGACGAGTTCGGAAAATAGCCGATCAGCCAGGGCGAATTGCATTGTAGTGGACGAATTTCGTATGGTTGATGAAACAGTTATTAACACTGTATTGCGTAAGTTTTTAACAAGTCCAAGACAACCTAAATATTTACAAAAACCAGAGTATGCTCATTTGCAGGAACGAAACAAAGAAATCTATATGTCAAGTGCTTATTTTAAAAGTTCATGGGCTTATAAAAAAGCACAAAGTTATACTCTTAATTTTTTCGATGATACAAAAAAATATTTCATATGTGGGCTTCCATATCAGATATCAATTCGTGAAGGGTTACTTTCTCGTTCACAACTTGAAGATGAAATGAGCGAAGCTGATTACAATGAACTTGTTCAACAGATGGAAATGGAATGTTTATGGTTTGGAGATACAGACGGTAGTTTATTTAAATTTGACGAATTAACTGCACGTAGAAGACTTCGAAAAGCATTCCCACCTTTAAGTTTTTGTAATGACAAGATAACAATTCCAAAACTATATACTACTGGTAAAAGAATCTTATCTATTGACGTAGCTCTTATGAAATCTACCAAAAAGAAAAAAAATGATGCTGCGGCTATTTTTATTAATGATTTGATCCAAGTAAACGATACTGCGTATCAATCAAATTTTGTCTATGGTGAAACTTTTGAGGGTTTAAAAACAGACGAATTAGGTATGATTGTTATGAAATATTTTTACGAATATGAATGTACAGATTTAGTTTTGGATACAAACGGTATCGGATTGGGAGTCTTTGATTTTATTACAAAAGACCAACTTTCTCAGGAAAATGGCAAAATATATAAAGCGATGACTTGTATAAATGATAAAGATATGGCTGAACGTTGTAAAGTACGTGACGCAAATAAAGTTATATGGTCTGTAAAAGCAAATGCAAATTTCAATAATGAAATATGTGTGTTGCTTAGAAATGGAATACAGAATGGAAAAATTAATTTTCTTATACCTGAACAAGATGCAGATAATTCATTAAAAGAAACATACAAAGGATACTTTAAAATGTCTCCAACAGAACAAGCCAAACTTAAAATGTCATATACCCAAACAACATTTGCTATTTATGAATTAATTAAATTGGATCACGAAGTTAAAAACGGAAATATTAGAGTAAAAGAAGTTAGTGGCATGAGAAAAGATAGATATTCTTCTATCGCTTATTCGTATTGGTGTGCTTGTCAGTTAGAATTAAAGTTAAAACCTAAAACACAATCAACACAATCTCTTGTCAACAAACTTACAATTCGTCAGCCATCTCGTATGTCTTCTCTTCGAAGTAAAACAATCTAATATTCAAATAAATTCCTAAAATAAAATCTCAAAGAAAAGGAGGTGTTTACTATATAAATGGCACAATCTAAAAAAGAGATGTCAGAAACATCTCCTACTACTAAAAAGCAGCCAACCGCAGCAGAACGTAAAAAATATATTGAAGATCTTGAACGAAAACAGGCTTTGTTTGCGAAGTCACAAGAGTCTTTTAAACAAGTACGTGATGTAACAAAAACTGTTCGTCAAACTTCGATTAGTTCTTATAATAAAGAAAATGTAATTCGTTATCTACAAAACATTGATAGCTATGAAAAAGAACTTCGTGGATTATCTCGTTACCTCTTCTATCGTTCTCAAATTTATTTCCGTCTAATAATGTATAATGCAACAATGTTTGATTTGAATGCAAGATACGTTGTCCCTAACTATGATTTAACTCAGGACAATGATAAAGAAGCAATCCTTTCATCATACTATGAAACTCTTAAGGTATTAGATCGAATGGACTTACAAAATCAAATGTTGTCTCCTATAATCAATAACTTCATAGAAGATGTATTTTTTGGATGTTGCTGGTTGGATGAAACCGGAATATTTATTTTAAAGATTCCCCCTGATTATTGTAAAATTTCAGGGAAATATTTTACAGGCGATTTCTCATTCAGTGTTGATATGAGTAAATATAAAAAATATGAAGATGTATTGGAATTTTTAGGCGATCCATTACAATCTATGTACAGGTCATATGGCGGTGATAGTAAAAAGAAATGGCAACCTATGCCAGATGAATATGCTCTATGTACAAAATCACGAGTAGAAACATGGGAAACTATTGTTCCTATTTATAGTGGTCTTTTCATTGACTTAATTGGTCTGCTTAATTTAGCAGATGTACAAGCAATTGCAGATGAACAACAGATTTATAAACTCATTGTTGCCACTATTCCAACTGTATCTGGTGCTACAGACCCAAACCAATGGACGGTTGATGTCGATCTGGCTCTTGAATATTATGAGAAACTAACTTCAGGATTACCAAGTTATATAGGTGCTGGTATTACCCCTCTTCCACTCAGCACAATTTCTTTCTCAGACGACCAGGCTTCTGATACAACTAAAGTTCAAAAAGCAACAAAGGAAGTTCTTAATACTTCCGGTGGAGCACAAATTCTGAACTCTTCTACTATCTCTGGTGCTGAAGCTTTTAGAGCTGCAACTCGTGCTGATACAGAACTTGCAATTTCAGCATTATTGGGGCAGATTCAAGGTTGGACAAATCGTATGCTTTCTTATCAGGTCACAAATCCGTCAAAAGTAAAATTCTTTGAGGTTTCCGCTTATACAAAATCAGAACTAAGAGAATCTTTCCAAAAAGATTTACAGTATGATAGTTCTAAAATAATGCTTATAAATACACTGAATGGCATTAGCGAATTAGACACGCTATCTCTTTCATTCTTAGCTAATGATATTTTAGATTTGAAGAATAGATTTACAACTCTTACTTCTGCTAATACTGTATCCAATAAGGAAAGCGGCGGTCAAACTAAGCCAGATTCACAATTGACAGATGAGGGAAGTCGTACCAAGGATGCCGGAAAAAATAATAATTAGGAGTTGATAGGATGGAATTAAAATTTATAAAAACAACAGATTATGCTACTTCTATCCTGCTTCAAAAATTGGGATGTGTGAAAGTAAGCGAATCTAGTGGTGTGTATATATTTTTGAATTCCGATAAAGTTCGGTTTTCAACTGATATAGATAAATCAAAAATACAGTATAGCAATATACTTACATTTTAGTCGTCTTTCTTAGACGGCTTTTTATTTTGCCAAGAAAGGAGGAATGACTAAATAGTATGAATAAAAGAATTATGACCGTAGACGAATTATATGCTTTTTGTCTACAGAATAACTTTGCTAAATTTGAAAGTTCAGAAACAGACTCTGAACTGGTTGTAGAAATGCATGGGCATTTTGCAAAAGATGAAAATTCGGACAATAAATTCTCTGAAGGATTAACACCTTTTGTAAGTAGAGCCTTCCATGACAAAATCAATTTAAATAAATCAAAAATAGAAACCGATGTATTTGAAGAAAATCTACCTTCTTCTCATTTGCGTCCTATACTTGCAAATATTGTCAGGGATGAAGAAACTGGAGTTTTGGATTTTGGATCTCATGATTATCATGTCGAGAAAATCACTGAAACAGATAAAAATGGAAACAAAGTAGAAATCGAAAAAATAGTTTATGATGAGCAGCCAATTGGTGTGATTGATGGAAGTAAAAACGCAATTGAATATGATGCGAAAGCAGATGTCAATCGTGCTGTTTTGCATGGATACTTGTATGACGGATATTGTCAAGATGCAATTGATATTTTGAATAGACGTGGAACCGTTGATTGTTCTGTTGAACTTAGTATTAGAGCAATGAGTTTTGATACATCTACCAATACTTTAGTCCTCGATGATTTCTATGTATCTGCTTTGACTCTTCTCTCAGAAAAAACAAAGCCGGGAATGGCAGGTTCAAATTTTAAAATTGAAGATTTTGAAGTAAAAGAAAACAAAGATAAATTTAGCAAGGATGAAAAAATCGTTGAACTTTTAGAAAGTATTTCACATAAACTTTCTGAATCAAATAAAACTGAACAATTTTCTGTTCAAAACGACTCTAAGAAAGGAGGAGATAAAAAAGATATGAGTAAATTTGAAGAATTATTATCTAAATATAATAAAACCGCTGAAGATGTAACATTCGACTATGCAGAAATGTCAGATGAAGAACTTGAAGCAAAATTTGCAGAAATGTTTAATGATGAGGCTGAAAATGAAAATAAATCATTTGAAAAGCTTGTACGTACATATGAAATTAGTCACGAAGATGTTCGTCATGCCCTTTACTCTTTATTAGCACCTTATGAAGAGTCAGATAACGATTACTATTATATCTGTAATGTGTATGATTCATACTTTGTTTATGAAGGATGGTGTACAGATAATATTTATCGCCAGGGTTATAATAAAGATGGAGATAATGTTTCTTTAGAGGGTGAACGTATTCCTTTATTCAGAATGCTTTTAACTGAAAGTGAAAAGGCTGAGCTTGAATCCATGAGAGCTGAATATACTTCTCTTAAAGAATTTAAAGAGAATACTGAATTCGAAAAACTTCATGAAGAAAGAGAAAATCTTGCTAACTCTGAAAGATATTCTATCCTTGCTCAGAAAGATGAAAATGGTAAATATATTAATTCTAACTTTGAAAAATTGATGAATGAAATTGACAACTACTCTCTTACCGATTTGGAAACAAAGCTTAAAGTTATGCATTCAGATTATACTGCTGAACATGCAAGCTTCTCTTCTACTCTTACCGAAGAAAAGAAATCTGTTGTTTCTAAAAAGCAGTTTGTAAATGTTAGTAAGAAATCTACCACACCAAGTAGATATGGAAAATTATTTAAAGAACAAGACAAATAAAATATTTAAGAAATCGAGATCGTCAAATGACGGTCTTTTTATTATGCAAAAATTTAGGAGGTTAAAACTATGGCTATTAAATATACGATTGAACAGCATCATGTTTGTTTCCCAACAAAAGTTCTTTCTGACAAAGTTGGTCGAGTATTAAACATGGTTATTAAGACAGACACAGATAATGGTACAGTTTGCGGAAAAGGAAAATATGTAAGCTTTGATCAGTATGAAGTTGCAAATGCACCTACAGATTTTGAAGGAGAAATTCTTGAACAGGCAGCCGATGGGAATTGGTATGTAGAAGTGAAGAAAATTAATCCTAATGAACCAGCAATCCTGATTTATGAAGTGCCAGAAATTGCTGAAAATTACAACAGTGAATTCACAAAAACATCTAACTTCTATAATGCTGCTACTTCTGACAGAACAAAAACAGTTAGAGGTCTTGTATTAAACGTAACAGATATTTATGAACTTAGTGCTGACGCATTTGATGGCACACCGGAAGATGGCAAGAAAGTTACTATCGAAGCCGGAAGTCAGAAACATAAGGTTTCAGAAATGTAGGAAGGGGGTAAAAAATAATGAGAAAAATGAATTTTAGTTCACATGTGTTAAATGTGTTTGATGAAATGAAAACTTCTTATGACGAAGTAAAGAACTTAATGTTCGACTTATATAAAAATGAACTCGAAGAGGGAGTTTCAAAACGTGAAGCTGAAGATAAATTACGTGAAGTATCTTTGAAGATTTTTGGTCTTACAAAAGATTCTAGTCGTAGAGAACGTGAACGTGCATACAGAGATTATGGTCGCCAGTTCTTTGATGTTATTGAGGAAGTAACAGATTGGACAGTTACTACAGGGCTTAAAGAGAATGAATGGTTTAACGCACTTGTAAATTACAAAAATATGAATGATGGCGACAAAAACTTATTCGTAAATGAGCATGAAGAAGTTGTACTTTCTGTAGCAAGAATGGGTAAAAGACATCATGACACTATGCTTCAGAGATTACCGGAAAACACCACATATTCTGTTGAGACAGATGTTTATGGTGCTGCTGTAGGTGCTGATATTGATAGATACCTTATTGGTCAGGAAGATTGGACAAAACTTGTTGACGCAATTACAAAAGCATTTGTAGTTATGATTCAGGAACTTATTTTTGCTGAAGTTATGTCAGCACAGAAGAAACTTCCTGCACAGGCACAGTTTGTTGGAACTGGTGCATTAATTCCAGGCAATAGAAAGAAATTCAATAAAATCCTTCAGAATGTTTCTACAGCAAACGATAACGCAGAAGTAGTTATTATGGGAACAATGGTTGCTCTTCAGGAACTCGAAGGTCTTATTGATGTAAAATGGGTTGCTGACTCTCAGAAAGAAGACATGGCTACAATGGGAAGACTTGGACATTATGGACGTTATACTCTTGTAGAAATTCCTCAGAGATTCGCAAAAAATGATGTAACAAAAGACATGTATAAAGATGACGCCCTTTTTGTATTTGCTTCAGGAGACAACAAATTGGTTGATATGATCGATGTTGGCGAAACTCTCATTGAAGAAATCACTGACCGTGGAACAGCTAATAGTAATATTGCTGATATTATGAAATATGAAGTTCAGCGTGAACTTGGAGTAGCAACTAAGTTAGGTCGTTACTTTGGATTCTGGACTATTACAGGCGAATAGAGTAATTAAAAATAGTATTATGAAGAGTGTCAAAAGGCACTCTTCTATTTTTAGAACGGAGGATGTTATGGCAACAGGAGTCAAAACAAAAAAAGGAACTGATTCTGAAACAGTAAATTCAGAAATTGAGACAATAGATGATATTGTTGCACTAGAAACAGATGTTGAGCAGGAGAATGTTCAATCAGAAACTGGATCAAAATCTACAAAAAAGAATGTTAAAACAACACTAGAAAAAAAGAAAAAAGTATTCACTGATGCAGATTATATTTTATGTAGATCTGTATGTTATGGTGGTCTTTATGTATCAGGTCAATCAGGGAATATATATGAATTCAAAGACTATGGTAAAGATTGTCAGATTAAATATAGAGACTTAGTTACGCTTGTTATGAAAGGTCATGAAGACGTATTTTTACCTAGATTTATAATTCTTGATGAGGATTTTCTTGAAGATTTCCCTACTATAAAAGAAACATATGAAAAAATGTATACGAGAAAAGATTTACTTGACATTCTTGATTTGCCGGTTAATCAGATGCGTTCAGCAATTCGAGAACTTCCTGAATCAACAAAAGAAATTCTTGAAAAAATGATTGCAACTGAAATCGGAAACGGACATTTGGACAGTATTTCAAAAGTGCGGGCTTTAAGTGAAATTTTTGATTCAGATTTTAATCTGTTAAGTGAATTATTTGTTAAATAAAAGGAGGTATTACCAATGATACTTCCATACGAAACGGTGTTTTCAAGGGCACAAGGTCGTATTGATGACCCTAAAGAACTATCTTTAAATGAAATTGATCTATCTGAAATATACGTTGAAAGATTACATAATGTAATCGGAAAACCAAGAATTCGCAGGCTCTTTTCTTCTCTCATCGCTGATGACGAAATCCAAGAAATTGAATTTGAATTAAATCATTCCGTAGATAAATACGCAGACATGGATTTTGTTTGTAATTTATTTATTTTAGGAATGACGATCGAATGGATTCAGCCGCAGGTTGATTCGCTAAAATATACAATGCAATTTCTTGGCGGTAAGGAAGAAAAAATGCTTAATAACCCTTATGCAGCATTAAAAAATAGACTTGCTGATTGTAAATCAGAATTGAACAGAATGATTTGTGATTATGGATATATGTACAATTCTTATATTTTGGAGTCTTAATTATGCAGTACATATATGGTGAATTTACAGACAAACAAATTTCTGAAGCAGTGCGTGTAATGCACAATGATATTCACAAATTGCTTTTATATAAAGATAGAGATGTTGAAGACACATTTTTTAAAACAGAAGATGATTTTAAAATTTATTTTAAAAAGCTTTTGTTTAGATTTGGTGGCTTAAATGAGCTTTTAGGGGAACCGGATTATATGGTTGCTCTTATGTCCACTCTACAAGCTGCTTATGACGAAGTTTTTAGAAAACGGTTTAGATATGGTGTATTCCGTAGAGCAATTTTAGATTGTCACGGATACATTGAACTAATTGAAAGTGAGGTGGGTAAAAATGCCGAGTCTTTCAACCGCTAGACGTGTTTCTTCCGCTAAAAATAATAATGCAAAAACTTTAGGTCAAATTAGAAAAGAAAATTCAGATACGGCAATGGAATTGTTATGGGATTCTGACCCACAATCCAAGGTTTGTTATATCTATGATTGGCGACATGACGACTCGCCAAATATGAATGTTGGTATGACTTATAATCATACTACCAAAACAAGAATTGATGCAAAAATAATTGTTTCTACATATGGGTCTATTTCAAAAGACCAGCCGACATTGCAATGTCAGTTTAAGCCGAGTCAAAAAGAGTATTTTGATGAAACAGATGAATTGTTCTATATGGAAGAGTACAGAGTTAAATATCAAATGGATGATATTTTTACGGGGATGTATCTTGATGTCCCTGATAAAAAAAATGTATATCATCGACATTTAATTTGTATGAAAGATATAGAACAAAACTTTCAGAAATATTTTATCTTACCATGTGATTATAACTTACAGTGGGTACAGTTTAAAAATAACGAAAAGATAAAAAGAAGTATGTGGTGTGTTCTTCGAAGTCAAAGTTCCTATAATTCTGGACTTTGGACTGATTTACGTTTTACTACACAACAAAATCAGGAGATTTTATTTATCCCTACCAATAGTATATCCGACACTATTTATTATGTATCTGAAGGAAGTCAAAAGAATCAGTTGATTATTGTAGATGTTCCAAATTATTCAATAGATCATTGGACTCCTAATACGTGGATAGTCTCTAAAGTTGAACGTGTAAATGTAAAGGGAAGAACAAAAATTACATTGTATCAAACATTTTTTGATGAACATAGAGATGTTATTGAAAAGGATGATAATGGAAACATCATTGGAATGTGGGCTAATCTAAATGATTCTATATTAGAACCAACAGAGAAACCTGAGATACATTCTCCTCTTCTACCACCGGAACATTCTGCAACTATATCTTCTTCTACGCCTTACATAAAGGTTGGCGGAAGTTATAAAACTCTTACATTCAAATCTGAAAACGAGTCAACCAATTATGAAAATTGTACTTTTGTTTGGACATGTAGTATAGATGGTACTTCTGTTGATGATAAAGTCACAAAAATTAATGGCAAAAATCCAAATCAGAAAAAGATAAAATTTCCAAATGATTCAAGTCAGTTAGGTAAGAAACTGTCTATTAAGTGTACTATGACAAATTCTGACGGTACAATTGAAACTGGCGAAGTTCAATTGGAATTAAGTGAATAAGGAGCGAGATTATGGATGAGAAAAAAGCATTAATAACTAAAGATGATGTCCTCGCAAAACTTCGTTCCTATCGTGAAGTTCCAGATGATGAAAATATTCAGTACAAACAGAAAATTAAAAACGCTTTGATGTTGTGTCCTGAATTGTTATATGCACTCAACAATGAAGAGTTGGAAACAGAGTTGTTTGATGAGGATGGAAACATAAATTGGAAATGGGATGAAGAGTTAAAACAGTACGAACCACAAGGCGAATGGGACAGGTACTTTGGTGATTCAGCAAATATTAGACCTGAATTATTTTTCCCGGAAACTGAATCAGAGACAAAACATTTTATCTGTTATCAAGTCATGTTTGACGAAATTCCGAAGTATAACAAGACTTTGAAATATACAGAAGTGAAATTTACTATCTTCTGCCAAGAACGTGACGTTATGGATAAAGAAACCGGTATTCCAAGGCATGATCTTATAGCATCTATTATTAGGGAAAGATTTAATTGGTCTAACATATTTGGGGCGCAAGCGAAACTCACATCATCAAAAGAATCAATAACAGATAATTATTATCTTGTAAGAACATTAGTATTTGAAGTTATAGACACTAATGGAATTTACAATACAACGAATGGTAACACAAACTACCAAGTAAGGCGGTGATTAAATGGATGTATTGCAAACATTTAATGAACTTGAAAAAGCCTCACAAAAACAGTTAGAAGAAAAAAAGAAAAATGATTCTTCTCCTAAATTTAAGTTTGATAGGCTAAAAATGTATTTCGGAGAAGATTGTACAATACATGGTGTTACTATTTCAATTCCTACAATCGGAGATATTTTGGAACTAGGCGAAGATAATTTTTATAAAGCTCTTTCTCCCTTTCTGAATAACTCTACTTCTATAAGGGTTCTCTTATACGATGCATTTCATAAAGACTGGAATAAAACCAAAGACATTGAGGTTTTCTATATTCTCAGTCAAATTCATAAAGCTGATAATTTAGTAAAAGAAGAGAATGGTGAAGATATCAACGAACCGGAACCATTAAAATTAATTTTCAAAAACACTGATTTTTCAGATTTTCAATTGATGTCTGTAAATCAGGAAGTTAATGGCGAAGAAGTTGATAAGTTAGCATTGTATAGCAAATCGCAAGATATTCTGCTTTATGAAGAACAGTATTTGGAAATTGCTGAGTATCTAAGAGAAATTATGAATATTCATCCAAAGGTGGAACACGCAAAAGGAAAAACAACAAAACATTGGATTCTTCAAGAAGACAGGATGAAGTTTGAGAACAAAGATAAAGAGAAATCATCTTCTCTTCTCCCGGTTGTTTCTGCGTGTGTAAATCATCCTGGATTTAAATATAAATTGGAAGAATTGAAAAAGGTAAACATTTGTCAGTTCATGGATTCTGTAAATAGAATTCAGAAATATGAACAGGGAACGGCTGCATTGAAAGGAGTTTATTCTGGATTTGTTTCAGCCAAAGATATCCCAAATGAATTAATTAACTTTATGGGCGAGATTTAATCGCTCATTTTTTTATTACAAAAATTATAAGGAGGAACTTAATATGGCATTTAAATTAGGTGACGTAATTGTAGATAGATTGCAGTTCGGTTATGGTGCATCACGTTCTACAGGTGACGCTTTATATGCATTAACTCAGCTTACTCAGGCTAACATTGATATTACCGCTGATTCTACAGATATTAACGACAAAGATGGAAACCTTGTATATCGTAAATATACTGGTAAGAAAGGCGAAGTTACAGCTACTAATGCGTTCTTGAACCTTGCTGTTGTAGAAGCAATTTCAGCTACAGAAGCAGAAATTGCATCTGAAGGAAAAGGTATTGTTATGCCTATGATTCAGATTGTAAAAGCGGGCGAAAAACTTGACATAACAGGTTACATTGAAGGAACATTTAAAGTTAATTCACTTTCACCAAAGGGATCTATGGGTAAAGAAACTTATACTCTTGGTACAGGTGACGCAGGTGAAACAGAATTTGTAATTAAGAAAGAACAGGTAAATGAAGAACAGCGTGATTTCTTGGTTCCACCTACAGCAGAAGGCGAAGTTCAGTATATCGTTAGATTTAAGAAAACCGTTAAGAGTGGTGCTAAGATTACTAACTCTGGTAAGAAATTCCCTAAATCACACGAACTGTTCTTCAAGGCACTTGTTGTGGATAAGTGTGAAACGGATGTATTAAGAGCAGCTATCATTCATATCCCTTCATTTATGCCAAGTCCAGAATTCTCACTTGCACTTCAGGGTGGCGATTCTCAGACAATGGATTACAAGGGTGCTATGATGCTGAATGCTTGTGATACAGACGCTGAACTTTTCTCAATTTACTACATTGATGAAGAGGAAGATGATATCTAATCTCGACAAATAACAGTGAGGACGGTGGTAATGCTACTGTCCTCTTATTATTAGGAGGCTGTGATGGCAGAAAGAAAATCAAGAATTTGTTGTGTTTGTGGACAAAGTTATAAATACTGCAATAACTGTGATGAAGACGCAAATAAACCATTGTGGTATTTTTCGTTCTGTGGTGAAAACTGCCATGATATTTATGGTATCCTCTCTTCTTATTCTGATGGAGAAATTACCGATATTGAGGCAAAGCAGAAGTTAAGCAAACTTAATTTATCACAAAAAGATAATTTTGGTGAAAGTTACAAAAAGGTAATTGCTAAAGTTATGAAAGCAAGGACACAATCAAAAAAGATTGAATATAAAAAAGAAAAACAGTTAGGCGAAGTATCTAACGAAGAAAATGGTATTGTTACGGAAACTGAAAAGACGGTTGATGGTAATGTTGAATAGTGATTTTTAAATAGGGGGGGTATAACGTGGCTATTCAATGTTGTATCCCCTATTTTTTACGGTAAGGAAATGACAGGATGGTAATAACAAATTTAAAACCAAGAAACTATTTATATAATGAAGTAAATAGGATTTGTAATCGAGAACAGCAGACATTCTATATTGATTCAGGTGTCTTTCCTATAGATATGTATACGAGTTATGATACGAAAAATAATCGTAAAATTATCGTTATGATTTTTGATAGAGAAAGCACAAAAGAATTATATGCAGAATGGAAAAATCGTGATAGGGAGAATAATAAATAAGATTTCTCCTATCGCAGAACTAGGAGGATCTGGTTATGAACAAAATCAATTGGAAAGTTCGTTTTAATAAAGAAAATATTTTATTTATTGCACAAGTAGTTGTATCAGTCGTAATCCCAATTCTTACATATTTTGGATTACAGGCAAGCGATTTAACTACATGGGCAAAAGTCGGTGAAACTTTTGTTGCTGCAATCAGCAATCCATATGTAGTTGTTATGGCTTTTGTATCATTATTTAATGCTATTACTGACCCAACTACAAAAGGTATTGGAGATTCCACAAACGCACTGACCTATTCTGAACCTAAGAGGTAGGAAGGACTGGTGCTTATGAATGGAATACATAAATGCAATATTAGAAACAGACATAATTAGATGGTTATATATTGGAATAATTTTAGTATGTGGATTAAATTTTGGAATAGATCAACTATCTAAAATTTCAAATAGTATTGGGAAACCGATTAAATGGTTAAATCGTAATACTAAAGACCATGATTTACTAATGTCAGCAATTAATAGAATTGAAGAGTTGGAAGAAAGACACACAGAAGATAATAGACAATCAATAAAACATGATAAAATTATAAAATCTGATTTAGAGAATATTAAAGCAATGATTTATGATCAAATGATTTGTTCGTGGAGATTTGAAATTCTTGACATGGCTTCTGCTATTTCTTTGGGACGCAATTATAGTAAAGAACAGTATGATCATATCATAGAAATTTATGAAAAATACGAAGATTTACTTGCCATGCTTGGACAAAAAAATGGCAAAGTGGATGCTTCAATGGAAGTAATCATGGATTCATATAAATATAACTTAAAAAATGGATTCTAAATAAAAGAGGTTGTTTATATTGTTTAAGAAGAAAATATATTGTTGCTATTCTATTTCGCTTAGAAATTTTTTAACAAAAAAAGGAGTGCGTTATGAAATTGCAGCATTAAACCCAAATAGTAAAAAATTATTTTGGGTTTATATAAAAGATAAAAATTTAGATAAAGCATTAAATGATTGGGCTATTGCAAAATAGTTCATTTTTATGTAGAAATATTTGGAGGTAATATATGTCAGAACGAAAGACGCATGAAAAATTTATAACCGAAATGAATGATATAAATAAGAACATTATTATTCTTGATAGATACATGAATGCAAAAACAAAATTACTTTGTGAGTGTAAAATACATTCGCATAAGTGGTATTCAGATCCAGATCATTTGTTACGTGGTCAAGGCTGTCCTCTATGTGCACAAGAGGCTAGAAATTCAAAACATAAAAAGAAAACACATGAAGAATTTGTAAAAGCTTGTAAAATATCAAATCCAGACATTGAGATTTTAAATGAATATACCGGGATTTTGGATAATGTAAAATGCAGATGCAAAAAATGTGAAGCGATTTATTATCAAAAAGCAAGATACATAATTGATGGGAAAGGATGTCCGGTATGTGCTAATGTAAAAGTTATTAAAGGAATCAATGATATAGCAACAACAAATCCAGAAATAATCTTGTATTTTAAAAATAAGGAAGATGCTTATAAGTATACTTATGGGTGTGATGCGAAGATCACTTTTAAATGTCCAATATGTGGTTTCGAAAAGAATTTACCTATTAATCATGTAACAAATAATGGTTATTTTTCTTGTCCTAGATGTTCTGATGGTATATCTTATCCAAATAAGTTTTCGAGAGAATTTCTTAATCAATTACCGGTTTCAAATATAGAATATGAATACTCGCCAGAATGGGCGAATAGATATTCGTATGATAATTATTTCGAATATAACAATCAAAAATATATTTTAGAAATGGATGGAGCGTTTCATTATATCAGATATTATAAATCAAATTTATCTTTAGAAGATACTCAAAAAGTAGATAGAATTAAAGATGATTTAGCATTAAAAAACAATATCAAAATTATAAGAATTGATTGTTTTTATTCTACAAAAGAATATATTGTAAAAAATATTTTAAATAGTGAATTATCATCTATATTTGATTTGTCAGAAATAGATTGGGATTTATGTGATAAAAAAGCAAACAAAAGTTTAATAAAATCTGTTTGCGATTATTATGACGCTAATCCTAATTTAACAGTTAGGGCAATCGCAAAAACTTTTAAGCTACAAGAATCTACAGTTTCTAAATATTTATATAAAGGAAATGAATTTGGAATATGTAATTATCATCCAAAAAATAAAATTCCTTTATCTATTAAATCTGACAATGAATTTTTATCTTTTGAAACCATAGCAGATTGTGCAAGGTATTTATCTGAGAAATATCCCGATAATGGAATCCAAAAAATAAAGCGATTATTAAATAAGAGAATACAAACATTTGAAGACGTTGAAATTGCATATATGTGATTATACCGGTTGAAGTAAAATTAAAATTTGACGAATAATTATACCAATTTTATCATTAAGTGCGCTTTATTATTTCTATGCTACTATAAATGTATAAAGATAATATGATTGTACATACTTTTAATATGAGGAATAAAATTGGCGAATACAGGTATAAACAAAATATGTCACTAGCTGAGTTGTCAAGACGAAGTGGAATATCAACTACAGCCTTGTATAATATTGAAAACGGATATACGAAAGATATATTTTTATCTCATGCTATCGTTTTATCCAAAATATTGCAAGTAGATTTGTACGAATTATTTTGTATTAAACGGTAGGGAGGAATATTATGTTTGAGAGGATGTATTTTAATGTGGTATGCGAGGAAATGTCTGTATTTGGTGGTAAGATTATTCACGTAGATGAAAATGCCGGGAATTTGGATGAGGTACATAATATTGTTTTGGCAAATATGAACGCTCATCCGAATGCAAAATGGGAATTGTATCCTATGATTTTTAAAACAGCAAATTAATAAAAATTTTTGAAAGAGTGATTTCTTCGGAAGTCACTCTTTTATTGTACTCGCCTTACCACTCAGAAGTGTGCCAAAATTTACGAGAGTTTGAACCACTGGGTAAAACAAGTGAACATCTTATCATGCAGGATAAGAACGCCAATGTTCACGAACATATTCCCAACGATTAAGTCGGAAACGCACATAACTACTAACGTGTACTATATACGGAAATTCCATATGAAACATACTATCACCAAGAATTTTCTATCAAAGATATGATATCCGGTTGGCGAGTACAATTAAAATTATAGCACATAAAAATGTCTTTACTACAATTTTTCTAGTCATGTAGCAAGGGCATTTTCATTTGGGGAGTGGATGACTAGACTACTCTCCTCCCCTTAGTCAAAGAAAGGACTGAATGGAAAAATAGCAGCGAAAAGAAAAACTTCAAAATATCACGTTGATATTTCTGAAAAAGGAAAAAGAGAAAGAACATATAAAGGAATCTGTTACGACTCAAAAACGGAGATGCTTTTTGTCAAAGAATTTATTGAGCCGAAGCTTGAATCAGGTGAAATAAAATCATATGAACGTCAGGTTGAATATGTTCTTCAAGATAAATTCAAATATAAAGGTAAAAATATTTTACCTATAAAATACCGAAGCGACTTTAATGTTATTTGGAGCGATGGAACGCTTCAAGTGTTTGATGTTAAAGGGAACCCAGACAATATGTCACTTTTGAAAAGAAAAATGATGTGGTTTAAATACCCGGAAACCAACCTCACATTTATATGTAGAAATCTTAAATATGGTGGATGGGTTGAGTATGATACCTTGAAAAAGCTTCGTAAAGAAGCAAAGAAAAATAAATAGGTCAAAGGAGAAAAAGGATTATGACAATTTTAGAATTTGTTGATAGATATAATAGATGTGAAACCGAACAGTTGAAAGATAGATTTCTTAAGGAAAAATTGGAAGTAAAATCATATCTTCCTATTTTAACAAAAGATACTCTTGCTACTAAACTTGTAGATAGTTCTACATATGAATATGAAAATTATCTCGCAGAGGACGAAACTCTTAAGAGAAGAAAAACCGGAAGAATTAGATTGAATTCTGTGGCACAGTATATTCTCTTCTGTCGTATTGTGATTGAAAATTATACAAACTTAAAGGTAGAAACTGATGGATTCTTTGAGGAATATGATGTTTTAAAACAGAGTGGATTGCTTAATAAATTGATGTTTCCAACTGAAAAAGCTCCTGCTATTCTTCCAATAGATGATATTGAAGAACTCAGAAGTATCATTAAAATGAAACAGGATGATATTCTTACAAATGAAGTTGAGCCGGGCAATTACATTTCTAACCAAATTGAGCGAATTACTACTATTACAGGAGTTACAGTAAAACCAATCTTGGAAAAGATTTCTGATGAGTTAGAAAATATAGATGATAAGAAAATTGAGAAACTGATTAAGGTTGTGGAACGTGGATTAAAGAGGGTTAAATAATGAAAAATAGACATATTGGAGAACTGCATGTTTATAAGAGAAATGGGTCGCTAGATTTTGAAGAATATAATAAGGAAGATACTAATTTTATATTTGACTATTGCGAAAGTGTTTTGTTTAGAGCAAAAGACTCAATATGAATAGCAAAGAATCCCATTAGCTTTAGCTGATGGGAGGAATTGCGGAAATAATTGAAACGAAAAGAGAATATTATACTGGGGAGTGACCATTATAAAAGCATATAAAGTTAGATGTTTTCCTACAGAAGAGCAAAAACAATTAATTGTTAAGACATTTGGTTGTTGTAGATGGTATTGGAATCAAGCACTTTCCGACAATATTAAATATTATGAAAAAAATAAGAAAAGTAAGATAAACACACCAGCTTCTTACAAAAAGGAATACGAATGGTTAAAAGAAGTGGATGGACAAGCACTATGTTTTACGCAAATTGATTTACAATCTGCATTTTCTGGATTTTTCAAACAACCAAATAAAGGATTTCCGAAGTATAAAAGTAAAAAATATCCTAAAAATAGTTATAAAACTATGGTCGCTAACGGATTCCCTGTTGATAATGAAACTATTAAATTACCAAAATTGGGAAAAGTAAAAATAGTGAATCATAGACATAAAACTGGAATTGCGAAGTCTTGTACTGTTTCTTTAACACCAACCAATGAGTTTTATATTTCTATACTTTGGAAAGAATGTGAATTTGATGAAATTTTGCCAAAAACAGATAAAGAAATAGGAATTGATTTAGGATTAACAGATTTAGCAATATGTTCTGACGGAACTAAATTCCCTATATTAAAGTCTTTACGAAATAATTTATCTAGGCTCAAAAGAGAACAGAGAAAATTAAGTAAAATGATAAAAGGAAGCAATAACTATAATAAACAAAAATTAAAAGTTGCTAGATTACATCAACATATCGCAAATCAACGAAAAGATTATTTACATAAAATATCTTATAAGATTACTAACGAGAACCAAGTTATAGTCTTAGAAGATCTCGACATAAAAAGAATGATGAAAAACCATCACTTAGCTTTGTCGATTGCAGATGTTGGATGGTCTATGTTTATTAGTATGCTGGAATATAAAGCAGAAAATAAAGGAAGAACTGTTATAAAAATCGACAGATGGTTTCCGAGTTCACAGATATGTTCTTGTTGTGGTTGTATTACTGGAAAGAAACCATTAAATATAAGGAAGTGGATTTGTCCTGAATGTGGTGTAATACACGATAGGGACATTAATGCAACTAAGAATATATTATTAGAGGGGAAAAGAATTTTAGGGGCTGGCTCTAGTCCTGATAGGCAGTTTATGCTTTAGAATAAACAATTACACCCTTAAATGTAATTGTGAAGTCTAATCGAGCTACAAGCCCATCAAGCTTTAGCTTGTGGGTAGTTGACGAGAATACAAAAATTATAAATTTTTATCTGCTTATACATATGAAGACGAAAATCAAAAATATTGGAGATATATTTTGAAACCGTGCTTATAGGAGATTTTATATGACAATAAAAAGAGTATTAAGAAGAATAAATGTAGAAACGAATAAACCTGAGAAGTATCTTGGCGATGAAGAGTTTCATTCATTAGCAGAGATTAAAGAATCTGTTTGTAGTAACCTTTCAAGACATTTACAAGGAGATTTTCTTCATGTATTTAGAATTGTCGATACAAATGAAGATATATCTATTATGGCACACTTCTATATTAAAGATAACGATGAACGTGTAAAAATAGACTGTGATTTTTAAGAATCCCGTGATTAGTTTGACACTGGTTCTTGTTTCCTTTTGTTCCTGCACTTCTATTGTTTCTTATAGAAGAGACTCTTAAGCTTGATGCCATCATGTATGCTAATTTGGAGATCAAGTTGCTTAATGTTATCGTACTTGGAAAGTACGGTCAATAAACACAAAATTCCGAATAACAGAATCAGGACATCAATAATGAATTCATATATATTCATTATTTTGCTCCTCCTTCGTACAGGGCGCATAGTGCCATTACAACCAGTGATGGGAACACCAGATCAATTGTAATGCGTATACCTACAACTGAAGTCATACTCTTTTATAATATAACATGAATGTAGGAATTTTTAAACAATTATATTTAGGCTCTATGGGTGTTACAGCTCATAGAACTTTTCTTATGAAGAGTGCTGCAGTGCTACTCTTCTTCTTTTTAATATGAGAATTTTGGAGGTGTGAAAATGGCTAAAGGTCTGGATGATATGATCCAAAAACTTAATAGAATTGAAAATCATTTAGGTGAAGAAATTGCACCGGAGGTAAATAAATTATTTAAAATTTCCGTATATAAATCTCTTATCGAATGGTATGGTGATTATTCTGGTTCTTACAATAGAACATACAACTTAATGAAAATTACAGATAGTGCACGTTCAAGTGGAAAGGGTAATGTAATTAATATGTCTGTAGATTCCGGTCATATGAATAATTATCCAGGTTTTTTCGGGCAACCCATGAATTCATATTATATTCCGAAGCCAGAAGGACATAAATTCAATGGACAAAAATTAAATGCAAGTATCGCTTTTGATTTTATGTTTTTAAACGGTGAACACGGTCATGGGAAATGGCAAGCAGCTATATCTACACCACCTTATAGATACGTTGATTCTCAAATAGAAAGTGGATTTGATGGACAAGTATATAGCATTATTAATCAAAAAATAGAAAACATTTTAGGAATTTAGGAAAGTGAGGTAAAATATGCCGGGTAGAGTAGAATGGGAAGCCAACGTCAGTTCCAACGTAAAGGAAGTGTTGGAATACACGGACAGGCTTCGTGGTGAATTAGAAAAATTAGAAAACGGTAATTTTAACATTAAGTTAAATATTGATGAAAAGAAACTGGCAAGTGTTATCTCTAATCTTGATAAAATGCTTGCAAATCTTGGCAAAGGAACAAATGATTTTAAACAGTTTGAAATGCTTTCCAAAGACATTGCGAGTGTATCTAAAGAAATACAAAGTCTGAGTAAAGCGTTTGGTAAGATAGATGACTCTGGCACAAAAACTCTTCTTCAATCAATTCAAAGTATTGATACTTCTCTTTTCAAGTTATCGGAACATATTCTTGATGTAAATCGTAATATGGGTGACATTGGTGGAAATACTAACGAAGCGGTTAAACAAGCGGAGAATATTAGAAATGCAAACGAAGAAGCTGCTAAGAGTGCTGAGAAGTTGGCTGATGCACAAGCTAGAATCGGAGACGCAAAGAAAGACACATTTCAAGGTAAAAAAGACGAATACGCTAAAAAAGATAAAACAGACACTTCTGATATAGATGCCAAAACCAAACAATACAAAGAATTAAATAAAGCAATTGAAGATTATAAGGAAATAAAAATTCGAATTGCTCAAGGAAAAGCTTTTGCATCTGATGAACAAGATGCAGAAAACTTATTTAATACCATTAATAAAATAATGGGAAAAGCTGATGGAAGTGCAACGATTTTATCACAAGAACAATTAGATGCTGGTCAAAAGAAATTAGATGAAATTGATAAAACTATTTCTAATATTCAATCAAAATCTAAAGATGATTTTATAAAAGGTAATGAAAAGCAAATTAAGAGATTAGAATCACAACTCAAAGCAAGACAGTCTAAACCTATACTTGAAAATCAGAGTGAAAGCTATAAAGCACAAACCTCTAAATTTGCAGCAGAAATTAACGAATATAAAGAAGCTATAAATGAATTAAAACAGTCTGGGAAATTAACTGACGAAAATAAACAAAAGGTAGAGACACTAAAGCAAGCTTGCACTGATACAGCAGAAGCATTTAAACAAATGAGTGCAGCGCAAAAAGGATCGACTGAAAATTCTCGTTGGAAAGAAATTCAAAAGCTTAGTAAGTACCTTGATAATAATACACGGTTGTCTAAAGAAGCTAAACGACAATTAAGTTTGTATCTTGATATGTTAAAATCTGGGGATGCTTCTGTTGATGTAGGCAAAATTCATACAGAATGGTTAAAGGTCGCTGAAGGGGAACGAATTGCAGGTAGAGAAGGTAAAAGTTTTATTGACACTGTTAAAGAGAAAACTTGGTATTCTTGGGCTGGACAGATTGCCAGTATGTTTAGTGCTTATGATTTATTTAATTGGGGTAAGCAAGCGGCTTCCATTGTAACTACGCTTAATACAAATATTATCGATTTAGCAAAAGTATCAGAAGCTACTACATCTCAGATATATGCAGATTTTGATAGTTACGCTGATATTGCGAAAGATATTGGTGGTACAATTTCAGATACCATTACAGCTACCGCAGCATGGGCTAAAAATGGTTATAACATTCCTGATTCTAAGGAATTAGCACGAGTATCACAACTGTACAAAAACGTTGGTGATGATATTGATATAGATTCTGCGAATGAATCTCTTATATCTACACTTAAAGGTTTTCAATTAGAAGCGGATCAAGCAGAACATATAATTGATGTGTTCAATGAGGTCTCTAAATATATTGGAGAGGTCGCATAGTAATATGCGACTAGGGCAGATAACTATATCGGTTAAAGGATGGGGACATCAAAGACCGAGGAAAGATTTTATATTCGTTACTTAAAAGTTGCTAAAAGGCAACTTTTTATTTTTATAAAAGAGAATATATGAGAAAGGAGGAATAATGAGTAAAAGATTAGATTTAATAAATCAAAAATTCGGGAAATTATTAGTATTACATAAAACAGAAAATCCAAAAAATCAATCTAAACGTACATTTTGGTTATGTAAGTGTGATTGTGGAGAAGAAAGTATTGTCTCAACTACAGATTTATCATCAGGTAAGACAACTCAATGTTGGAAATGTGCTCATGAGGCTACTGGGAAACATAAAAGAATCAATTTAATTGGTAACAGATATGGAAAGTTAGTTGTAAAAGATATGATATATGGTGAAAAAGACAAATCGGGCAAACAACGAACTTATTGTAATTGTCTTTGTGATTGTGGTAATGAAATTGTTAGATTATCTGATTCATTACTTAGAGCCGAAAAGAATGGTTCATTATGTTCCTGTGGATGTGGTAAACGTGAAGCAATGGATAAAATTTCAATTGATATCATTGGTAAAAAATTTGGAAATTTAACTGTACTATCTGAAAATAAAGATATATCCCCGAGAATGATTAAATGTTTGTGTGACTGTGGAAAAACCATTGAAATAAAAAAAACAGAGGTTATGTCTGGGCATACTAAATCATGTGGTTGCTTAAATAGAATAATTACATCAATTTCAAATACAAAAGATTGGACAAATATTGTTTCCGATTATGGTGTAAGGGCAATCAAACAAGAATATATAAACAAACATGGACAATGGATATGGAGCTATGAGTGTCCTGTATGTCATAATTATTTTGTTTCTTTGCCAGCATGGGTAAATTCTGGAAGAGTTACTTCATGTGGTTGCTCTATTATGTCATCAGGTGAACGTTTAATAAAAGATTTCCTAGAGAAAAATAAGGTAAAATTTGAAACACAATGGTCTACTGACGATTGTAAATATAAATCTTTATTGCGATTCGATTTTGCGCTATTAGATTCTAATAATATACCATATTACTTAATCGAATATAATGGAAAACAACATTACGAACCAATAGATTTCTTTGGTGGAGAAGAGCAACTTAAAATAAATCAAACTAGAGATAATATAAAAAAAGAATATTGCAATAAGACTAATATCCCACTACTGGAATTAAAATATGATTTATCTGTAGATGAAATTAAAGAAAAATTAACGAATATAATTTATCCGTAGAGACTGCGGGATATATATGGCAACATATATATTGAAGTTATCCATCCTACTCTTCTATTTTATCTCTTTAATTAGAAGACAAGAGGATGTAATATACAGTCCGTTCTCACGCAATAATCCAATTTATAAAATATAGAAACGTGAGACATAGCCAGAAATGACTATGCGCCATAGAAATATGGTCAGTAATTGTTATTGCAACAATGAAAGTAACAGCCAAGAATAACGAAGCTATATCGTCAGAGGGCATTGGAGAAGCCTTGCAACGAAGTGCCGCTTCATTTAATGCTGCAAATACAACTCTTGAGCAATCTGTTGCTCTTGTAACTGCAACCAACAGTGTTTTGCAGGATCCAGATAGAGTAGGAAACATGTGGAAGACAAAATTTTTTTACTGTCTTTATGTACAGAAATGTGCATATAGAAAATATTTAATTGCAGGTAATGTGTAAGAGCCTTACACCACAATAGTAGAGATAATCATACTATGACGGTACGAAAGTAGAAAAAACGTAAGGATGATATATGGTCAAAAGCCTAAGTATCACGTTTACTAATTTTATATAAATTAGGAATCGCTGTTCATGCAGGAAAGCACCCTAACGTATTCCGTAGATCATACGGTACTTGAGGCGAGGGTGAATCTTCAACGACTAGAGCCATGTCGGGAATTAGAAAGTATTCTTAAACGGAGAATAATAAAATAAGAGTGGAAATCTCGAATATCTAATTCAATACTCGTAGGGCGCAATCGCAAATGGCGTTGGTGAAAACCCATTAAATCGAAAAGGTATTACTGCTACTTATTATTGGATAAGTGTGGTTAAGAAATAGTCTGTTCTTATATGAAAATATAAGGTTATGCTAAATTGTTAAATTCGAAAGGAAAATATGAGTCAACTTAATTATAAATATACAGAAAAAGATTATATAAATAAATGTAAAGAATTTGATGTTAATTATGTTGGATGCCATAAAGATAAACATAAAGGTACTATGATTGATTTTATATGTAAAAAACATATAAATAAAGGAAAACAATCAAAAGATTGGAGCCACTTTAAATCTCTTAAGCAACCTTGTTCGTATTGTAATGGTAGAAAACGTACAACTGAATAAGCTCAGTCTATGGTTATAAATAAAAATATAATATTTACATCTGAATACAATGGAACTGAAAAGCCAATAAAGTGTAAATGTTTAAAATGTAATTTAGAATGGGTTTGCGGAAGACCAATGGATTTATTTAAAAGAGAAATTGGATGTCCCAGTTGTGCAAAACAATCAAAATCAGAAAAACGCAGGAAATCCCAAAATGAATTTGAGAAAGATTTGTATAAAGTTAATCCAAAGATTGAAGTAATTGGTGAATATAAAGGAAGTCACAAATTTGTAAAATGTAGATGCAAAATTGATGGATATGAATGGGAATCTTATGCTTGTAATTTATTAAATGGAAGTGCTGATTGTCCAAAATGTAATATGTCAATTGGTGAAAACAATATAGTCAGTTTTATGGAAAGATATAAAATCAATTATTCTCGACAAAAAACTTTTGTTGGATGTAAAGACGTATATCCATTAAAATTTGATGTATTTGACGAAGATAATAATATAGCAATTGAATTTCAGGGAGAACAACATTATTTCCCGGTTGATTTCGAAACAAATAATGAATTAAAAGCTAGAGAACAATTTGAAGCTTTAAAAAAGAGAGACGAAATTAAAAGAAATTATTGCAATCACAATAATATTAAATTAATTTGTATACCTTATTATGAACGTAATAATGTAGAAAATTTTTTAAGAGAAAGTGATGAAAATTATAAAAATTTAGCATAACTAATATGAAGTTGCGAACATATTAAAACGAATAAGAGTAAGTGCCCGAATACGTGGTGCAGATGTTGAACTACAAGCTATGGGCGAAGACACCGATGGAATGGTAAAATCGACCTCAAAACTTCAAGCCCTCATCAAAGGAATGACAGGTTTTGATATTTTAGAAAGTGACGGAAAAACATTTAAAAATATCTATGATATTATGATAGGTATCGGTGAGGCGTGGGATAGCTTAGATGATATCCAACAAGCAAGTCTTCTTGAAAAGCTTGCAGGGAAAAATCAGAGCAATGCTTTAGCAGCCGCTCTTTCTAACATTGACATATTGAAGAAAAGCTACCAGGAAGCAATGAACTCAGAAGGTTCTGCGATGAAAGAACAATCAAAGTATGAACAGAGCATTCAATATTCAATTGACCAAACAAAGGCAAAATTGGAAGAATTGTCAAATGATTTAATTTCTTCCGATTTTTTGAAGGGATTAATTGATGCTGGTGGCACACTTATAGATATTTTAGATGCATTAATTGACAAATTCGGTATACTTAATACAGTTGCTGTTGGAGCCGGATTATTCAAAGTATTTAATAAAGAAAACTTAGATTTGTTATTAAACTGGTCACTTCATACACAAGGACGCAATGAAAACGGTGTTGCTTACAAGTGTGTGTTGTTACGTTTTAAAAAGGAGTCAAAAGTTGTGATGACTTTTGAGTATTGTATTCAGTAAGAGGATGCAATATGATTAATTGCTAGGAAGCCTAACGCTTAATGAGCTACAACGTGATTGGAAACAATGAGCGTGAATGCAACGAAAGTAGAAAAAATCATTAAGATGACATATGGTGAAATAAAAGGTATTGTAATATTACAATGCTCCTAAGTGTCTTGTTTAAGGGCAAAGGTTTAGACCTATTAACCGATTAGCAGCGCACCAATACAGAAATGTAGTGGGACGTTCAGAGACTACCGATCCTCCAAGTAATCGCCTACCTTAAGGTTATTGCTTGTAATGCATAGTCCATAACAACAAAAATTGGCAAAATAAAAAAAACTACTTCTCTTCATCTTTCGAAGAGAGAATAATAAAATGTGAGAGGCACTGCTTTTACACAATGCCTCTCGGTATACACCTCTCCTACAAAAATGGCAAAATTATTTCTTATCGTCGTCATAGAACGATAAATGAAGTAAAAACATCTCCCAAAGGAGAATAAAGAAAATGAGGACGGTTGTAATAGCCGCCCTCTACGTAAGGAAAAATAGGAAATAAATAATAACAGATAGAACAAAACCTATTTATTGAAAAGTTTTTTGGATATCATCTTGGTTATCGCTTCAACTTTTTCGTTTGATAAATTTGGATTCTTGCATATCATTATCACTGTAAATATTTTTGCAGAATAATGACATACAATTAATGTGATCAAGATGACTGCGGCAACCTTTTTATACCCAGCGTTTGCTAAATTATTTAAAACGCTTAACAATTCTACCCTCCCTTCTGTAGAAATTTTTTCACATAGGGGAAATTATTGCTCAGAACGAGCAGAATTTATTTCCAAATCGTGCTGATTCTACATTTGCACTTCCACATGATGTAATGACATCAGACGTTCAATCCTGATAATGAATCGTAATGTGGTAATACGATTATCTTGCGTCTGAGTTTAATATATCACGTACCTTCTTTTATATAAAGAGAGAATAATAAAATAGAGAGTAGCCAAAATGACCACTCTCTCTCATAAGGAGTAAAAAGGAATTAAATATGACAAATTTGGTTAGAAATGAAAATTAATGTTGATGTTCTGGGACATCATATTTGACAGTGTTTTTGTTTGGTCGTCAGTCATGTCTTTTGAATGCTTACAGACATAACATCTACCAATAATGCTGAAAACAAAACAAATTGTATAGCATACACCGCCAATGATGCCTCCGTTTACAAGTATTTCTAAAACTTTCATTTTTCACCTCCCTTCTTATAGAATTTCATAAGTTGGGAATTCTTTCGACCAGAACGGTCAGATATTTAATTCCGAAATATGTTCGTGCCATTCTATAACTTGGCACTTCCACATGGCAATAATACCAGGCATTAGCCGTGCAACGGATTGTAATGTGGTAATACAATCGCAGTATGCTTGGTATTATTATACCATAATTTTACAGTATCATAAATCCATAAACATCAGTTTGTCGATTTATGTAAGACGCTTACCCTTGACAGCAATTGTATAATTGTACTACTCTTCTACTATAGAAACTTTGGAGGTAGTTAAAATGGCAAGAGGTAAAAAGAATTTGACATTAGATGAACAATTACAAAAGATAACTGCCGAAATAGAGAATATGGAAACATCTTTGAAAAAGATGAAAGAAACCAAAACAGAACTTGAAGAACAAATTCATCAGGCAAGACTTGTTGAGTTAGATAATCTGATTTCGGAGAATGGATTGTCATTTGACGATGTGAAGAATTTATTATGTTCTAAAGAGTAGTCTTTTGACTGCTCTTTAACATAAAAAGAAGCCCATAAAATATGAGCTTCTAACTACTCTCTCTTCATCTCTCCTTAAACTCCTACAAGTGGAATGGCACAATTATCTTTCAGACTCCACTGAGAATTTGTCATCGAACTTAATCGAAGTCTTCTTTGGCTTGCTAGAATATACAGTGTGCACGGTGTACATTATTACAAACCACGGAATCTTATCAATAAGTGCTAACATGATGTTGAGAAAATTCTGCATCGCATTCCTTCTTTCTGCAAGAATATAATAAAAATTGGAAATTGGCACAGAGATTTTCTGCTATGAAGTTTTAGATTTTCCAAGAGTTGATTCGCCTTGCCTTTCTTGCTCTTGGCATGGTTACGGTCAATTAGTTACGTGTGCAGGTACACAGCAAAGGCTGCGGCTGTGCTTCGCAGCCTACCTACACGCGACTATGGTATCACTTAATTGTTCCATTGTCAAATTTTGGCAAAATAAAAATAGCACCGCAGTAACGGTACTATTCTTATACTACGTCCAGTGAGTTGTGACGCAGATTCTACGTTAAACCTATCGAATGCATTATAACATAGATGCGTATTGTTGTATATAGGGAAAATTGTAATATTTTTAGAATAAATGTTCTGATAGAAAAATGTCGTATTATGTCGTATAATTATTGGTATAAATTACCAATGATTGGAGCGATTATATTATGGAGCAACTTTTTAATGATACAGTCGAATTAATTAAAAAATTTATTAATTCTGTAAATCCTAAAAACAATGAACAAGTATCCGAAGCGAATGCGGTTTTAGAAGAGATTCAAAGAAGATTAATATTCTTAATGAGGAACGATACTGATTCGAAAGTCTATGAAAAAAGGCTTGTAAAAGAACTAAGAAAACTAACTAAACGTGTTATAGAAAAAACCAACAATAAAAATCTATATTTAAGTAAAACACAAAAAAATATTGATTATTTGACTTGGGTAAATAAAAAGATTGATATAAATAAAGAGGCTAGGAAATTTACAGTTGCTCAAAAAGAAATTTTTTATGCTGAATTAGGGAACAATATTGGTAGTGAACAAAACGGACGTAGACCTGTAGTTATTTTACAAAATAATACAGGAAACAGAAAAGGGAATACGACCATTATTGCTCCTGTTACAACGCATAAAAAGAGAGTTCGATGGGATAATAATTCACAAAAATATTATGTAGACATCAATGAGAATGGAAACACCAAAAAGAAATACTTAGATTTTTATGAAGTTCCTTTAAAGATAAAAGAAAATACAGATGGGTTATATGGATTTGTTAATGTAATGCATATTAGAGAGATTGACAGAAAACGCATAACAGGAGGTCGTGTTGCTACAGCAACCGATGAATGTTTCAAAAATATAATTAATTCCATTTATAAAAATTTAAATTAATTATATTTTTTAATAAATCATTGACATATTTATATAATTATAGTAGTATAATATTACTAAGACAAATGAAAGAATTTGTCAACAGCATTCGTCTATGCTATGCATGGATTAGTTGGAAATCAAAAGTAGCAGATTGTAACTACGTTATAATCAACAATAAGAGCAGGTTTTATACCTGCTCTTTTGTTATGCTACTCTCCATCTACTACATATAACAATACCAAATCTAGGAGGTAATTACATTGGATTATAATTTTATGGATAATTTCTTCGAGTTTGATTGCATTCTTTTCGAAAAGAAAGTGGTCTGTCTGTCATTTGATGAGTTGAAAGAAATGTTAAATTCGAAATGATAACCAATTTTCCACTATTTACAACTAATATGATTATTTTACATTGACGTATTGGGCACCATATGGTATCTTTTTAAGTGGTTAGAGATATGCCATGCGCAAAATGTCGTATGGGAAAGAGAGGCATCATAATGATGTCTCTTTTATTTTAGTCAAACTATTTGACTTTTCAACAGTTATTTTTGTGTTATCATAATTGTAATTGCTTGTTTTGCAGATTCGGTTGCAACTTTTTGAGCAGTATCTTCAATAAATTTTAATGTGTGATTCCCAACACTTCCAATAATATGTTTTGTTTTGTTCCAGATAGTGTCTTCTTGGATAGATTCATAAAAATTATGTCCATGCATAGTTACATCGGTGATAATACAATTATCAATATATTTCTTTCCTCCATTTGGATAGACTTGCGACAATGTAATATAATTGTATTCGCAGAGTTTCATAACGGAATACATAATATCCTTTTTCATAAACTTTGAAAACTCTTTGTCCTCGTATAACATTTGTAAGGTGACAGTTTTTTCAAACCAACCGCCTAAGTTAATTTCTTGATAATCAATATTTTCTACACAATATTTTAATACGACTCTCATACAATCAGGATTCAACTTCATTTATATACCTCCAATCGAAAGGATGTGATAAAATGCCAGATAAAGTATTATATCTCGCCATTGAAATTTCTCAAATGCTCAGAAATAATCAATGTACATATGCAGAAACCGAACGAATACTTGAGTTACTAAATGATGAATTTAAGCAACAGCGTGAAAATTTAGAATACGAAACATTGGATGATTACATTGCAGGATATAAGACCAATCATGTTGACAACAAAGTTATCCAATCATTAAGTCATGTAGATGGATTTTGTTAGTCTGAATATTGGTTTTTATAAAATGAACGAACTCTCTTAGTTTTGTTCTGATTTCACCAATTCCTCTTCCATCTTGTTAAAATCTAACCCATATCTCTTTTCAAGTTCATTGAGTATATTATATATACCTTTACCAATAAATAGATGATTAGATCCGAATACGTACTTCATAGTATGAACTTCTGATGGAGAAATTGAAGTAATCGAGCCACGATACGTTCTCATATTTTCATTTTGATATACTTTTACAGGATATCTATATCCAAGACCTTCTATCCCCGTATAACCATCATATGAATTCGGATTGTAACATTCTCTTCCAACTTCATATTCAAGTTTGGCGATTAGATTTGAAATATTTTGCGTGTTCTTCATAAATTAATACTCCTTTGCCTTATTAAAAATAACTACACTTCTACCACTTATACCCGCAATTTTTACAATGCATTGTTTTGCCTACATTGCTACTTCCAAGTCCGAATAAACCGGTTGTGAACCAACGCTTAGAACTAGATATTTTTTCGATGTTGGTTGAACCACATGTAGGACATTTTGGAAGATTCCTAGTAGCTCTTTCTTCATTATGTTTTCGAATGCTTTCATTGACACGTTCGGTTGTTTTCCTTCCTCTTTCATGGAATGCATTAATATCAAATTCATTATTACCATATTTTTTAGCATATTCTGCTTCTGTTTCATCCCATGTATCATTTTTTCTATCTCGATTACAAAATTTGTGGAATAATTCATCAGATGTCTCTCCGCTGATTTCTTTAACAATTGTACCACAATATTCACATCGAACATGTAATGCGCCCCAACCACTCATACCAAAATGTATTTCTCCACATTTTGGACATACGAATGGTTTATTTTCAACGTCAATTAAATTATGTTCTTGCATAAAATCACTTACGCCAAATCCGCAATGAGGACATGCTTTAGCGTATTCACTTACCTCTTGTTGACATTCTGGACAATATATAACTCCCATACTATTTCCTCCTAACAATTAGTTTTATTAATTTTATCATATTTTAATGAGTTCGCCAATTACTTATTACTATATTACGCAGTTTAAAGAAATAATAAGACTTTTTAATACGAGCGAAAATGGTGGAAATGATGAATTTTGGTCAAATTTCTTATCTATTGTAAGCTTGAAGCCAACCAAATCTAAGGACGTTGATGTATTAAATAAGCTTTTTAATATTGATTCAAAAACGGATATAAGTTCATATACTCTTGAACAAATAAGAAAAAAAGGGAACGCTTTACATCTAAATGATAACGATTTGAATCTTATGTTATCAAAGGCAACCGATGCTTCATTTTTTGATAGAGCAAAAACTGGTACTTTAACATGGGGTAGTGCAATAAATGATACCAAAAATTCTGTACAAGATTTAGCAGACAAATTAAAAGAGCTTGGTAAAATATCTGATAAAGATTATAGTGATATACTTAATGGTGGATCTGACGATGAGCAACGAGACAGACTAAAAGGCGTTGCAGATAGTGTATCTGGTTTAACCGATTCTATGGTTGAACTTGGCGAAGCCGGAAATGCTTCAACTGGATTCTTCGAATCTCTTAGTAATGCTGCTAAAGGATTTGTCTTGGGGTTAAGATCGATGCTACCGGCTATCATTGCCATCGGTGCTGCTATTGCAGCTTGGAAGATTTTTGAATACTCCCAAACAGGATTTACTCGTGCTACTGAGAAAATGAATACTTCTGTTTCCGAGTATCAAGAAGCTGCACAAGAATTAGATAGTTTAAACAGCAAACTTGATGAAACCAAGGATAGAATTGCTGAGTTACAATCACTTCAATCTCAGGGTGTAATTACTTTTGATGAGGAAGTGGAATTAGAAAAACTTCAAGCGGAGAATGATGAATTAGAACGTAAAATTACTCTGCAAAAAGATTTTGTTAAGATGAAACAAGAAGCATCTGCTTCTGCTACTGAAAAAGCAGCAAACAGTGAACAAAGTTTCTATGAATACAACAAAGAAAAGTACGGCTTTTGGGGCGGTCTTCTTCATACAGCCACTGGTTATCTAGATCCACAAGAAGGTATTAACGATGGTAGAAGTACAGCCGAACAGTGGAAATGGCAAAATAATGGAGATACAACAATTCCAAATCAATTAAAAAGTAACATTAATGTACTGGAACAGTATCAAGACGAACTGCAAAAATATGAAGAAGAACATTATAAAGAAAAGGGTACGGATGCTTTCATTAAAAAGCAAGAAGAACTTCAGAAAAAAATAAACGATACAAAGGAAACGATTGCTGAACAATCCGAAACTGTACAAGGTTATATTGATGGTTTGACCGATTCTAATGGTGTTGCGCTTGACAAAAAATACGAACAAGATATTCTCAAATACAAAAATATTCTTGATGATGTAACTTATGCCGGTAAAACATCTAATGAAAAGAACCTTAGTAAGTTAAAGAACTTCTTCTCTACTACTTTTGGCTCTAATCTTCAAAAATCATTTACAGAATTAATTAAAAACGGTAAAACTGCTGATGATGTATTGGAAGAGTTCAAAAAGACCGGATTAAGTCTTGATGATATTGGAGTTGACAAATCTAGTTTCTTACGTTACTTCCAAGATATTGAAAGACAATCTAAGGAAACATCCACAGCATTAAAAGATTATTCAGCTACTGCTTCTGATGTAGAAAAAGCAGGTGAAAGTGCAAATCAAGATAAAGATTGGTCTACTATCTCATCTAGCTATAAGACAGCAAAAGAATTGCTTGAAGAGGGTAAAACTGGCGTAGATGACTTCCAATCTGTAGCAAGCTTCTTAAATCCAAAAGGTATTAAGAAGTATATGGAAGAAAACGGTAAATATTCCGCTGATGCATATCAAAAGGCATTTCAGGATGCTATGGCTACCGCTAACAGATGGTTTGGCGAAGACGAAGCTGTAAGTATGAAAAACTTTGTCAACGACTTTAAGAAACAGGGTCTTTTTGACGTAGTTACCGATTCTGATGGACTATGGGATATTACTGCTAATTTCAAAACTTCTGCTGAAGCAGCAGATAAATTTGGAATAAGTGTTGATGCTGTTGAAACTATGCTTGATGGTTTAAAAGCTTATGGATACATCGAACCGCTTAAAGATATTAAATATTCAACACAAAATTTGACCGAATATAAAAATGCTTTACAAGGTTTAGAAGATGTTTATGATTCTATGGAGCGAGGTGATTCAAAAAATCGTCTTGAAAAACTCCTGAAAGGATACGATTTAGGTGACGTTCATATTGATGGTTTTGAAGAAGAACTCGAAAAGTATCAAGAAGACATGGATAATCTCCCGGAAGAAAAGATAATTCGTATCAAACTTGAATATGACTTAGCTTCTATTCAACAGCAAATAGATCAATTACAAAAGTATGCTGATGAAGGTGGGGATTCTCAGACATGGGCTGAATTAAATGCTAATAAACGTCTGTATCGTGAAAAATCAGAAGATCGTGACGGAAATGGAATTATAAATGTTGCAGAGTACCAAGCTGCTTCAAATATAGTTGAGGATTTAAGGAACTCATTAAAAACGGTTACAGACGACAAACAAAAGAGAGCTATCCAAAATCAGATAAGTAATATTTATGATGCACAAAATGCAATTAATGATTTATTCGCTGACTCCGGAAAATCTTGGGAAGATTTTATAGCAACTGATGAATATCAAGATGCTTTAAATAACTTGGTTAATTCATCAGATAAAGCCGCAGATGACATTTCTAAATTATTGGGCGAGAAAATAGACGGTGTAAAGGTTAAAGTTGATGCCGATACATCTCCTGCTGAAAGAAAAATTTTAGGCATACAAAGTATAGATGGCGATACCATTACGATGGATGTAAATGCTTCAACAGAGCAAATTCAAGAACAGCTTGATAATTTGCAAGTTGGGCAGACTTTAAAATTTAATGCAGAGATAAATGGTGAAGATACATGGATTGAAGCCGTCAAAAATGAAGACGGAACAATTACTTATACAGCAGATTATAATGGCGTTAAAATTCCAGTTCAGGTGAAAGAACAAGATGGAAAAGTCACATACTATGCTGATGAAACAAGGTTGCCAACGTGGTTTCCCGATATACATAGGAAAGTAGTATATGACGCAGTAGGTAATGTAGGTTCAAATACTGGTTCTGGTATTGGAAATGGTATCTCAAATATCGTAAACCAAGCAAGACCTAAAGCTTCCGGTACGATGTTGTCTGTAGCAAAAGCCGATGGAACCGCTTATAACGTAGTAAATACTATTCCTGTTTTGAAAGCACATGCAAGTGGAAATGTTGGATTAGGGACTGATCAACGTGCGTTGGTTAATGAAGAAGAAGTAAATGGACATTCTGAATCAATTGTTCGTGATGGGGTATGGAGACTTATTCCTGGTGGAGCACATCTTGAAAATCTGAAAAAGGGAGACATTATATTCTCTGCTCAACAGACAGAAGATTTACTTCGTCATGGCAAAACGCCGGGACATGCAACAAGAGCTTATGCCGATGGCACTTCTTTATCTCCTGCTTATAGATTAGGTAATCCTACAACTTCTTCATCAGGTTCTAAATCATCATCCAATTCATCATCTTCCAACTCCTCCTCTTCATCTTCTTCCGACACATCTGCAGATGCATACGAAGAAACTTTAGATGAAATTGAAATCAAAATCAAACGAATTGAGCGAGATATAACTAACCTCGATTCGACAGTTCAGGCAACGTATAAATCATGGTCAGAGCGTAATAAAGCACTAATCTCTGAAATGTCCGATGTACGTTCCGAAATAGAAATTCAACAGCAAGCTTATAACAGATATATGCAAGAGGCTGAATCAGTTGGACTCAGTTCTGATTGGGCGGCTAAAATCCGTGAAGGTCGCATAGAGATTGAGAAAATCACTGATGAAGACCTTAAGAAAAAGATTGATTAAATTGCAAACGCAAACTCATGACATAGTTATGAGTATGTGAGCGTTTACAAAATAGTCAGCGTATAGGGAAACCTGTGCGTAGTGGTGTGAAATAGTCCACACCCAACAAAGCAAACGAATATGCTGGAACAAGGTGAGCTTGACAACTTACCGCCATAAAGCTAACTGAACTACAACATAAGGATGAAATATATCTAAGTGTGAATGTGGCGAAAGCAGAAAAAATCAGTTAGATAGCATAAGGTTAAATCCTAAGTGCCGAATAAAATTGGAAATCAGCAGGGAATGAACGAATAGTTCTGCCCTCAACGACTATCCCTCGTGAGGGGAGTAGGTACAAGCGTACCGAAGTGTTTGCGCCTAAGTCACAAAATGTGATATGGATAAGATATAGTCTGTGCTTACATGAAAGTGTAAGATACCTACTGCTAAACAATAAGGCAGACAAGGATGCATAGGAATTAGCGAGCCTATGTGAACGACAACCTCTAAAACGACTAAAGAATCCTATGATTCTTATATATTACTTAAAATTAAAACACTTTCGGAGAATATATAAATGCAATATGTTTTATTGAATCTCGATCACATCTTCTATCTTACAATTAAGATATTTACAGATGTTTTCGATAGTTTCAAGTGAAATATATTCACATTTTGACATCTTAGCGAGAGTTGCGGAAGAAAAACCAACTGCTTCTCTTAACTGAGTTTTTGTCATATCTCTTTCTAATAATAATCTAAATAATGGTTTGTAACTAATCATAATGTTATATCCTTTTTTATTTTATATTGTATCATATTATATTCATTAATCAACAGAAAATATTTAGTAATATAAACATTTTGTTTGACATATTATTTGTGTTGTGATATATTATATTTAGAAAGATAAATAATATATTCAGAAATGTGGTGATATTGTGTCAGAAAAATCGTATAAATATCGTATTTATCCAAATAAAAAACAGAAAGAACTTATACAAAAAACCTTTGGATGTGCGAGATTTGTTTATAACTATTATCTTAATAAGCGAAAAGAAATGTATGAAAATGATAAAACAACATTTACATGCAATATGTGTTCTAAAGATTTAACTCAGTTAAAGAAAGAATTAATTTGGCTAAAAGAACCAGATAAAGATGCTTTGCAGAAATGTTTAAAAGATTTAGATATTTCTTATCAGAAATTTTTCAAGGAACATGCTGGTTATCCAAAGTTCAAATCTAAAAAGAACAGACATCAGTCTTATAGAACAAGTTGTACTAATAATAATATTCGCTTTGAAGGTAAACATATAAAACTTCCGAAGTTAGGATTAGTTAAAACAAGAGACAAGCAAATTCCGCAAGGAAGAATATTAAATGCTACAATATCACAAGAACCAAATGGACATTATTACTGCTCTTTATGTTGTACTGACATAGAATTCGAGAAATTTCCAAAAACTAATCAGAATGTCGGAATATATTTAGGTTTAGTAGATTTTGCAATTATGTCTGACGGAACAAAAATTGAGAATCCTCGATTTTATGAAAAATCAGAACAAAAACTTTCTAAATTACAACGTGAATTATCAAGAAAAACAATTGGTAGTAATCGTTGGAATAAAGCAAGAATCAAAGTTGCGAATTTACAAAAACATATTTCTAATCAGAGAAATGATTTTTTACAGAAACTTACTACAAATATTGTAAAAGCATATGATGTGATTGCAATTGAAGATTTAGATGTAAAATCTATGAAAGAAACAGATTCTTCTATTCGTAACAAACGAGTTGGTGATGTGTCATGGTCTGAATTTCGTAGAATGTTGACATATAAATCTCAATGGTATGGAAAGCAAATATCTATCGTTGACAGATATTATCCATCATCACAGATTTGTCAATGTTGTGGTTTTAGAAGTGGTAAAAAATCAGAAGATATTAGATTTTGGGTTTGTCCTAACTGTAACTCGGAATTAGATAGAGATGTCAATGCCGCCATCAACATTCTAAGTGAAGGATTAAGAATTATAAATATTTAAGTAATATATAAGAACCGTAGGAACTACGGGGATAGCTCGGAGACACTTAACTTAATAGAGTTATTGACCGAGAACCCTATGACTTTAGTTGTGGGAGGTTCAGTTATACCAACAGTGGTGGATTTTCATGCCACTAGAAATCCTATTTAATTGCGGGGATACCCCCATAACCCTATCTCGCTACAACGTAGTTAGAAATAGCAAGCGTGAATGCGGTGCGAGTTTATAACTCAACAGCCTTATACATAAGGTAGAAACCATAAAAAGTAGATAGGCTAGGGGCAACCGAGTGTGCAAGTCACTCAGACGCAGCGAACTTCCTAAGTTAGAAATAATATGGAAGACGTTCAACGACTAACCCTTTATGGGTGGCGCAAGCCTTAATGTAGGGTCACAAGCTATTGGTGGCTCCGAAAAATATAGACTATTTGAATAAAATTAAAATGAATGATATTGTGTTAGGTGAAGAATTGTCATATACTATATTATTAGGTAATATTTACCAAATAACTTATATCATGGATTAAATATGGAAAAAATACTTAAAGATAAATTATCAAAGACCCTTTTTCATGGGACATTAATGGATAGAGCTGAAAATATTTTAAAAAATGGAATAGATTTTTCATTACTCAATGATAAAGCAGATTTTGCAAAAGGGTTTTATGTAACAGACAGCTATGCATTAGCTGAAAATACTGCAAAAACTAGATATGTTCAGGAAAAAATGAGTAATAAAGGTATCGCTTCTCCTCCTGTTGTTATTCGATTTACAGTAAATTTATTGAATTATAAGTATGAGTTGAAAATAAAAGAGTTCTATGGTGATACAAAAGAGTGGAGAAAATTTGTATGTGTCAACAGATGGTACGATAAATTATTAAAAATCAATCCAGAATATGACAATAATACAGATAAAAGATATGATATAGTAATTGGTTTAACCGCAGATGGTAAAATGAGTAACATTAATAAACTTATGAGACAAGATAAATATAATTTATCAGATGAGTTTTTGAAAAATGTTAATCCAATAATTCATTCTTATCCAAAGCATACTAATGGAAAAATTATTAATGTAAAAACAAAATCATACCAAATTTCATTTCATAACGAAGAATTCGTAAAAAGTTGCATAAAATATAAAAGTTATGATATAATTAGGCTAGAAGAAAGAAGGTGAGCATTATGAGTAAAAAAGATATCACTTTATTTTATGAAGATTTATCTGATTCAATAATGGAACTTTATAATGTGGATAGAGAGACTGCTTATAATGCCATTAAGATATCAGATATGGATTCTGTAATTAAAAAAATCGGATATTTTGTATATCATGACGTAATTGAAGTATGGGCTAATTCTGTATGGAAATGTTATCTCGGACATAATGAAACCAAATAAATCTACAGTATCTAAGAGCAGTAACTACTACTGCTCTTTTATAATACCCAAATCTAATATTTCAAAAACAAAATCCATAAATAAAATTTTATTCAAATAGAAGATATAGTCTCAACTTCATATGAAAGTATGAGGGATTATTTATAATCCGGTTGGTGTAGCGAACCAACTAAAGACAATTGATGAAAAGGCATTGGATTGTTCCGATGCCATTATAAAATTAAAAGACAATCTTGCGGATTTAGCAAAACAGCGTTTCGATAACGTAAAGACAGCCTATGACAACCTTCTGTCCGGTCTTGAACATAGACAGAAAATGATTGAAGGCTCTGTCAAGAAAATTCAAACCGAAGCATATTTGGTAAGCTCACAAATGTATGAGGCACTTGCCAAGTCTCAACGTGAAAATATTGCCATACTGGAAAAGCAGTATGCAGAATTAAATGCCACTCTTACTACTTCTATGGCAGAAGGTAAGATAGAACGTTATAGTGAGATGTGGTATACACTTACAGGAAACATACAGGACGTAGAATCACAAATTCAGGATATGAACACTTCTCTCATTGAAACCCAGAATAATATTCGTCAAACTCAGTGGGATTTGTTCGACAAGATGCAGGAACTTCTTTCTGATATTACAACAGAAAAGGAATTCTTAGTTGACCTTATATCCAATGACAAGATGTATGATACGGATACCGGTGCTATTACAGACCAAGGACAAGCTACTCTCGGTTTGTATGCGGTTGCTTATAACACATACATGAATCAGGTTAATGACTATGCGGAACAGATTAAGAAGATTAATGAGGAGATTGCAAATGACCCGAATAATCAGACGCTTCTTGACCGTAAGAAAGAACTGATTGAATCGCAGAGAGAATTGATTAAAAACGCAAATCAAGAGAAACAGAGCATGAAGGATTTAGTGAGTCAGGGCTATGACGCTCTCCTTGATGTGATGGATAAGCTTATAGAAAAGCGCAAAGACGCACTTTCTGTCACAAAAGACCTCTATTCCTATGAAAAGAACATAAGAGAAATCACAGATGAAATCTCTTCTCTTGAAAAGCAGTTAAAGGCTTATCAGGGCGACGATTCTGAATTTGCCAAAAACATGATTCAGAAGATCCAAGTTCAGTTGAAAGACTCTAGGGAGAACTTACAAGAGACTGAATATGACAAGTATATTGAGGATACAGAGAAAATTTTAAGCGATCTTAGAGATGAATCCGAAGAGATTTTCAATAGTCGTCTCGATGATTTGGACGGTCTTGTACAAGGTGTTATCGACTCAACAAATGAGAATGCTGAGAAAATCAAAGATACTCTTATTTCTGAAACTAAGGAAGTCGGCACAACAATTTCTGAGGATATGAATGCTATTTGGAGCACAAACGGTACTTATACTTCTGTTGTAACTTCTTACTCAGAAGAATTTAAGAACAAGCTTACAACCACAAACACAATCCTCGAAGCAATCAGAAAATACCTTGCCGCAATGTCTGGCGAATCTGATGAGCTGGCAAAGAGTGAATTAGATTCTATTAGCGGCAATGAATCAAATATAAGAAATACAGGCGGAACTACTCCTACACCTTCTACTAATACTTCTACCAATAATTCAAGCGGAAGTGGTGACGGTGTGCCATCTGTTGGTGACGCTGTAACTTTCGAAAACGGCAGATACTATTATAGTTCAGATGGTATTAGTCCGTCAGGAAGTAAACATTTGGGCGGTACGGTATATATTACCAAAGTAAATACCAGATCATGGGCGACAAAGCCGTATCATATCAGCACCGGCTCTACACTCGGTAATGGTGACTTAGGTTGGGTATCATTAGACCAATTAAAAGGTTACAAAACAGGTGGACTTGTTGATGAAACTGGTCTTGCTATGCTTCATGGTACACCGCAACATCCTGAACTTGTGTTAAATGCACATGATACGGAAAATCTGTTGGATGCTACGAATTTGGCGAAGATGATTAATGACGGAATTATCAAGACGAGTCAGATTCCGATTCCTGATTTCAGTGACAGTCCTATTTTTAAGAAGCTTCAGGAAACGATTGAGGTTAATAACAATTCATATGATTATAACGTAAACATCAATGTTGGTGATATTTATATGGAAGGTGTGAACGATCCGGAAGCGTTTTCAAATGAACTTAAAGATCAGCTACTTAACAACAAGGATATTAAAGGCATTATCCAAGAAGGAACAATCGGACAAATGCTTGGTCATGCAGAACTAAAGAAATATATACATAGATAATAATACAGAGGACATGGGAAACTATGTCCTCTTATTAATTATTGGAAGGAATGAAAAGGAAATATGTTTGATAATGAAAGAATAAAATTTTTACAAGACAGTGATAAATCGACACGATTAAAAGATAGAATTGTAGAAATATTAAAGGAAGAAAATATTTCTATCTCTGAAGCTCGTGGCTTATTTATCTATATTATTGGCATACTTGAAGATACACCAATTGGTGCTGACGTTTTATAGAACGAAAGGAATCTGAATGGACGATAGTAAAAAGTTAAAAGTTCAAGAGAAATTGATTGATGATTTGTCGGCACAAGTTGCATCATTAAGTCAAGCTCTTGAAATCGAAAAGAATAAAATGAATGCTTTGATGCAGTCTAATAATGAACTTTGCGAAACAATTGAGTCGTTGAAAAATTTGTTCGCATACAAATCAGATAGGCTTAATGTGCTGAGTAAAGAATTTGAAGAAAATGATAAAGTAATTGTAACGCTTAATTAAGAACAAAGATTGGAGGTGAAATGCGTGTATACAGATTTTGAATATGCAAATAAAAGATTATCGGATTTTGGATGTATTATGTGTAGCATCAATGATAGTTCAGGCGAAGCAGAAATTGAGACGGGGTGTGATATTACATTTACTTCAATAAAGAATGGACATACATATATCCAAAGTAAAACTTCAACAACTTATGATAATGTATGCGCTGCCTCTTTTGACATCATTAAATATGATTGTTTGTATGATAGTGATATCCGAATGGATTCACTTGAAATTCGTGCATTAATGAAATGGCTTAACCGGCATGATTATTATAAATTCAAACCGCTTAATGATACTACATTTGAATCAGATGTATATTATTTTGGTAGTTTCAATGTAACAGAGGTTGCTATTGGAGAAGATGTTATTGGTCTAAGATTGACTTTTACTTCTAATGCACCTTATGGTTTTACGGAACCAATAAATTTAAAATATATGATGCTTGATACTTCTTCTACTGTTTCCGCATTTGGCTCAAGTGATGAGTATTGCACTATATTACCTAAAATCGAAATCAAATGTTTTTCTGACGGAGATTTTGAAATAAAGAATCAAACGTCAGGGACATCTATGAATATAAAAAATTGTAAGCTTGGAGAAAAAATCACAATAGATGGCGAACATAAAATTATTATATCTAATATGAGGGAACAGACAGAAATTGCAAATGATTTCAATTATGAATACTTAGATATTATGTCTAATGAAGATAGCGAAGAAAATATATACTCTTCTTCTCTCCCTTGCGAATTATCTATGACCTATGTTCCTATTAGAAAGATAGGTGTGAATTAATGGATAATTTGAAAAAATATGAAAGTATTAATGACTATACAATAGTTTTATGTGCTCGTGATTACAGGAAACTCGGTCAAATATCTGAGATAAAATGTGATAGTATAAATTTTAACGAACATTTAAATTCTGCTAACGAATTTTCATTTGCTGTTTATAAAACTACATTTCTAATTTCTGGGAAAAAAAATTTTACAAATGTATTATCCAATGAAGAATACAAAACATATAAACTTTACAAAGAGTGGTTATGGAATAATATCGTAGACCATAGATTAATTTGGGTTAAAGAACTGAATGAATATTATGAAATATCAGTTTCATTAAATGACGGTCAAGAGGTAGTAAAAACAATTACGGCTAAAGGATTATGTGAGACTGAGCTTTCCAACTATATTTTAGATGGACTAGAAATCAATTCCGAGGATGATATTGCAAGAGATGATTATGAACCTACTACGTTCTGTAATTTTGAAAAACCTTCTTCTTCTCTTCTCCATCGTGCATTAAAAGATAAAGCTCCACATTATACAATAGATCATGTAGATTCAAGTCTTATGAAGTTACAACGAACATTTAGCGTTAGCCGTGGTACAGATATTTATAGCTTTCTAACTGGTGACGTTGCCGATCAATTCAACTGCTTATTTGTATTTGATTCTGCAAAGCGAAGTGTATCTGCTTATGACTTATATACTACGTGTTTGGAATGTGGACATCGGGGAGATTTTATAAGCAAATGTCCGAAATGTGGAAATGAAAATTTAAAACATATGAATTATTTTGGCGAAGATACAACTATCTTTGTAGATAAGGAAAATCTTACGGATGAAATTGATTTTTCCAGCAACGCAGATGAAGTAAAGAATTGTTTGAAAATGGTTGCCGGAGACGACTTAATGACCTCTACTGTCCGTCTGTTAAATCAGAATGGGTCGGATTATTTATATTACATCTCTGATTTTCAGATGAATGATATGCCTAAAGAATTGGTTGAAAAGCTTAAACAATATGAAATTGATTATGCTAGTTATACGGAGGAATATCAGAAACTCGTATCTGATTTCTACAAATACACAGATGATATTCTATACCTTCAATCTAGTATGATGCCTGACGTAACTTATCCTGAAACAAATGCTACAACTGAGGCGAAGAAAATCGAAGAGCAGTTCACAAGTGCAACGGAAGATAATACATTGGGATTAGCCAAGGTTACTTCTTCTACTTCTTCTGAGACTGTAAATGCAGCATTGAAGAATTTCGTTAAAATATTTATCAAATCAGGTTATGTCAAGGCAGAACCAATCGGAACATTTTCATATAGCGGGATTAAAGAAAAAGAAAACCCAAACGATAAAGATATTTCTTATGGATATTGGAAAGGTACTTTTACAGTTACGAATTATTCTAATGAAGACGATGTTGTAATAACAAAAGAATTAACCATTTTGGTACACGATAACTACGAGGAATTTGTAAAGCAAAAAATTCTGAAAGAACTCTCTAAAGAATCTAACGAAGATTCAGTATTTGATGTACTGGCTATCAAAGATTTGAAGTTCTTCAAAAATGCTTTGACTGAATATTCTTACAATAGACTGATTTCGTTTCATGATGCGATTCAGAGTGCCTTAGACGTTCTCATTCAGATAAACCAAGCATCCGAACAAGCAGAATTGTATGAAGCGTTATATGTTCCATACTATGAAAAATTAGTTGCATGTCAGGACGAAATGGATAAACGTCAAGCAGAGATAGACGAGAAGCAAAAGCTTCTTGATGATGCAAATGCTTCTATCTTTTCTATTCAAAACACTTTAAATTTCAAAAACTATCTTGGAGAAGATTTATACAGCATCTACTGTGCTTACAGACGTGAAGATGTGTATGAAAATAGCAACTATATTTCTGACGGATTAACCAATGCAGAGCTGATCGATAGAGCGAAAGAATTCATCGAAACAGCGAATAATGAATTAGTGAAAGCCGCAGAACCTCAATATACAATAAGTTCCACGCTATATAATCTTATGAGGATAAAAGAATTTGAGCCTATTGTAGACAAGTTCAAACTTGGCAATTGGATTCGTGTCAAGATTGATGGAACAATTTACAGATTACGTCTGGTAGATATTAGTTATTCTACTGGTGATACAAGTAAGATTAATGTAGAGTTTTCTACGGTTTCCAAAGCTCAGAATTTGGTATCAGATATTCAGCAAATTGTACAGTCTGCGAAATCAATGTCAACGAATTTCTCATATGTAGCAAAACAAGCCGAAAAAGGTAATACCGCTAAATCAGACGTTGACGATTGGTTAAATAACGGACTTAACAGTGCAATGATTAATGTTCGAAATTCTGATGATTCTATGCTTATGAATGAGAATGGTATCTTGTGTAGGTATTTGGATGAAGATACCGGGGAATACAGTCCAAAACAATTAAGGATTTTCCATAATGGGATTGTTCTTACGAAAGATAATTGGCAGACAGTATCTCAGGCAATCGGTGAGCATACATATACTATTTATAATCCTGATACCAATGATACGGAGAATTATACAGGTTATGGTGTGAGTGCTGATTTCTTAACATCGTTGTATATTACTGGTAAAACTTTAATTGGTGGAAGAATTTATTCAAGTAACTATAGTGATGGCACACATAACAAAGATAAAGCTGGTTCTACTCTTAACCTTGATGATGGTACATTTGATTTTGCCGCAGGTGGATTAAGATATGATGGGAACCGTCTTATCATTTCTTCTAAGACAATTGGGGATTCATTAGAAAATGTAGATGTAACTGCTGAGAATTTGCATATTAAAGCAGAAAATATAGATGGTGGAATTAATATTTCTCAGATAGATGGAACAAAAGATAATAAAATTCAACCTGAACAAATTTCTAAAATAAATTCAAATCAAATTGAAGGGAAAATTGATGCGTCAAAAATTGATAGCATCTCTTCTTCTCAAATCAGTTCAACAATTCAATCATCTCAGATTGAAAACTCATTAACAAACAAAAAAATAACAAATAGTACATTCTCTGGGGATATCGACTGCGAGAATGGAACAATTAATAATTTGACAGTAAATGCTATTACTACTTCTAACAAAAGTGGCATCACTCAGGATGTTGTCATTGGTGATACTACTCTCCGATTTGTAAATGGTATTTGTGTACAAGTTATTCAGTAAATAAAGGAGGTGTTAGTCTTTGATATCGCCACTTAAAATTACACTTGATTTTTATGACAATAATATTATAAGAATCAATGCAAAACAATTTGATAGAAAAAGAACTGTAAATATAACTTGCACTGACAATGGTAAACATATAACTTTAGACAAAGATACTATGACAGTATACATTGGATATAAAAAATCTGATGGTAAATGTGGGTTTTATGATGCAAAGATTTTAGATGATGGAACAATTTATTGGGAATTAAAAGAACAGATGCTTGTTTCTGTAGGTGTTCAAAAAGTAGATGTTTGCATTGTTGCTACAAGTGGATTATCAGTTGATATGCTTAAAGATATTACTTCTATAACAGATTTAGGAGTCGCTGTCATTTCTACAATGCCGTTATATATAAATGTAGTTTCTACTGCAATAGACCACGATAGTGTTGAGTCTTCTTCAGAGTTTGATGCTTTAAATAATGCTTTAACCCGTTTAGCCACCACAGAATCACACTTAAAAGATGTAGAGAATACATTAAATGAAAACGAAGATGTAAGAAAATCACAAGAATCTGACCGTGTTAAAGCAGAAGAAAAAAGAGAATCTGATTTTAAGAAAACTGTTGATGATTGCAATTCAAGAATAGATGAAACAATTAGCGATTGTAACACAAATATAAATAATACTATCGCAGATTGTAATAGCAAGATAAATGAAACAATTTCAAACTGTAATACTAATGTGAACGAGGCTATTGAAAAATGTAATGAAGCAACAAATAATTCTATTTCAGCTACAAGAAATACCATAGCATCTACTGAAAAATGTAATGAAGCAACAAATGATGCAAAAAATACTGCATCTACTTTAAATACTTTAAAAAATAATTGTGAAACAGTAACAAAGAACGCTAATGAAGCAGCTACTAAAGCAAACGAAGCTGCAGAATTATGTAAATCAGTAGTAGATCAAACTGGTGTTGTTTTGCAAACGGAAAAAGGTGTTGCGAATGGCGTTGCAACATTGGATGAAAACACAAAAATCCCAGAATCTCAACTTCCGTTCACAATTGTAAATGATGCAACAGTTGAAGTTGCTGGTACAGTATTGGATGGTCGAGTAGGTAAGGGATTTAGTGACTCTATGGATCAATTAAATAGAAAACTAAAAGCCTTACAAGAACAAATTGACACAATGCCAGTTATTCATCACGGAACTGAAGAACCTACTTCTTCTATTGGTAAGGACGGAGATATTTATTTCCGTATCATAAGCGAATAGTGAGGTGGTAAAAAATGGCAACCTTTTATGGTAATTCTACTGGTGCGCCAGGTGTTACATTTTATGTAGTTGTTGAATATAATCAACAGGAATTTGTTACAAGTGGTAGTTATGCCGGAAAATATCATTTCACTGTAAATAGATATGTTTATGTAAGTGAAAACAATGGAGCAGGTACGTGGTCAAGAACATTTAGAGCAAGTTGGACAGGTGACACAACTTATACCATGTCATCAGTTGGGGAATATGCTAGTAGTTCCATTGATATATATTTATCTCCAAATGAATCTCAAAGTTTTTCGTATAACGCCGGATATAGAGTTAATGATAGTAAATCTTATACTTCCACATGTGCTAATACATTTACTGCACCAAGCAAAACATTTACTATTACTTATAATGGTAACGGTGGTCTATATAATGGTTCTCCTACTTGGTCGGAATCAGTTACATATGGCGTAGATTATAAAACATGGGATAATTTCTTTACAAGATCAGGATATACATTTATTGGGTGGAATGAAAAGGCAGACGGAACCGGAACAGATTGGACAACTTACATCAATAAAAATTGGACTTGGGTTTATGCAAGAGATGCTACGGTTTACGCAATTTGGCGACCAAACACACTCTCTATTCAATATAATGTCAATTCTGGTTTATTAAATTCAGATTCATATTCTGTTAATTCAGATGGATATATAACAGGTCTTGAAGAACCGCACGCTTACATACAGATGTTCAATTACGGAAGTACAATGACCGAAGGATTATTGATGCATGATTCATTGGGTTTATACAAATTAGGCTATAAATTTATAGGATGGAGCCTTAGTGCAGAAGATACTGAAAATCTTTTTGATGATACAAAGAAAGATTATTCCGTAACGGATTTTTCCAATGATATAGAATCTGAAGATGTGACGATTACATTATATGCTCAATGGAAAATACAAAATGTTGGTTATATTCAAATAGATAATGTTCCACAATTAGCTTTGATATACTATAAAGAAAATGGAACATGGAACCATGCTATCGGATATCGTAAAATAGATGGCTCTTATAAACAAAGTATGGCTTAAAAATAAATTATTATCAAGACTGTTTTGATTTATTTCAAAGTAGTCTTTTCTTATATAACAATATAGAGGAGGTATGATATGTCTTTTGCAGACGTTTTAAATAAAAAAAATATAAATACTATGCCAGAGACACAGATTCAAACTGCTTCATTAATTTCTGATTTAGAATTGACCGAATATGAAAATCGTGTAGTTTTCGATGAATCAGATTATAAAATAAGCAACAAATATGATTGGTATAGTAAATACTCTGATGAGAATTATTCTATTGTCAGTTCTGAGAAAGACATCGTAGTAGACCCGACTCAGATTAATTTAACTCAGGAAGAAAACAGTCAGTTTATTCCATTTAAAATGCCGAGATATTGGGATGGAATAGACTTAATGGATATGTCAATAAAAATCCGTTATATAAATGTAAACAAGGATGAAGATATTGATTCTCCGTGTAATGTAAAATACAACTCAGACAGTATTTCATTTGCATGGTTGGTGGACAGAAATGTAACAGCTTTAGCAGGAGACGTTACTTTCGAAATTTTTGCAACCGGTGTGAATGAGAAAGGCGAAAATTATACTTGGCGTACAAAACCAAACGGCAAGTTAAATATATTACAGTCGTTAGTTGGTAATGGAGTAATTCAGCCGGATACAGATTGGATTACACAATTTATCCGTGAAGTTGATGAAAAGGTTGCAACTGCTCAGACTGCTTCTCAAGAAGCAAGCGAATACGCTAAAGAAGCTAAGACAGCTTTAGACAGTGCACAAGAAAAAATTGATTCAGCAGAAACAATCCTTGAAACAAAGGTAATGGAATCTGTAAATGAGGAATTGAAAAAGTATTATACTTCTGAACAGATTGATGAGAAATTTGCTAATATTGACATCTCAGATCAATTGAAAGACATTCAGAATCAGATTGATAATTTGGATGGTTTGGAGAATTTTAAAGTAGAATACACAGCAGACACTCACACATTAGTATTCTATAATGGCGAAACAGTAATCAAATCTATTGTATTAGATACAAATCCAACTACTGAATGGGTAACTGCTTACGATTTAAAAGTAGATTCTAAAATTAGCGATGCTACTTCTCCTATTACTTCTGATTTGGACGAGCATAAAACTTCTACTAATGCAGATTTAAAAGAAATCCATAAAAATATAGATGATTTGACAGAGACTCTTAAGACAAAATATTATGACAAAGAGGCTACGGATGCATTATTAGGCAATAAGGCATCTTCTTCTGACGTTGTGAACTTAACAAGTCGTGTAAGTGCGGTCGAACAGACGGCAAATACAAATAAAACAAATATTACTGTTGTCGGTAATAAAATTGCATCTCTTGAAGACGCAATAAAAGGTTTGGAAACAGAACCGGGAAAAACTTACGAAATTACCAAGAGCGAGACAGATGAAAACATCTACATCCTTTGGGAAATCGAAAATGAGGGAACTGATGATGAAATTCGTACCGAAAAAAGTAGATTTACTGCCGGTGGTGGCGGTGGTGGAACAACTACAAGCGTTCTTAAAATCGAATATGTTATCCGTTCTCCTCTTGTTGTAACATCAAATGATAAAGCAATTATCAAATATAATTTTTCAGGAACAGACTCTTCTGGTGATGAAGTAACGGAAGGCATTTATACATGGAAAATTGATAACCGAATTATCGCTACTGGTACCGCAATCAGTGGAGAAAATACATTTGATGCGACGGAATTTATCTCATTAGGTACTCAGAAATTATTGCTTAGTATTACTGATGATGCAGGAAGTTTGGTAACGAAATCTTGGTCTGTACAAAAAATTGACATTCGTATCGAATCTTCATTTAATGATAAACTCACTTATCCTATTGGTGAAGTATCATTTGATTATACTCCTTACGGTGCTATCTCAAAAGATATCCATTTCAAACTTGACGGTGTAGAATTATATAAAGTAACTACCGGTTCTTCTGGTGTTCCTATGTCTTATAATATCCAACCGCAAACTCACGGTGCTCACTTAGTTGAAGTATATATTACCGCCGAAATTAACAGTTCAACCGTAGAATCAAATCACATCTACAAAGACGTAATTTGGTACGATGCTGAGTCAGATGTTCCTGTTATCGGATGTGTTTCTAATAACCTTACTGTGCAGCAATACGACACTAATAATATCGTATATACAGTTTATGATCCTAAAACAGAAACACCTACTGTTGTACTTGCAGTTGACGGAAAAGAAGTATCTAACTTGCAGTTAGACACTAATATTCAAACATGGCAGTATAAACCAACTGATGTAGGAAATCATGTTCTTACAATTAGTTGTAGAGAAACAGTTAAGACAATCAATGTTACGGTTGAAAAATTGGATATTGATGTAGAACCTGTCACCGCAGGATTACAGTTCGATTTTAACCCTATTGGTAAATCAAACAATGATACGAACAAATTATGGGTAGACGAAAATAATGAAGATGTTAAGATGACTGTATCTGACAACTTTGACTGGGAAAATGGTGGCTATCAAATTGACGAAAATGGCGACTCTTATTTTGGAGTAAAAGCCGGAACTACTGCCACTATCTCATATAATCTTTTTGCAGATGATGCAAGAAGAAATGGTAAAGAATTTAAACTTGTGTTTAAGACAGAAAACGTTGCTGACGCAAATGCTACTTTCTTATCATGTGAATCTGCCGGAATCGGTCTTCAGATGAATGTGCATGAAGCATATATTAAAGCAAGTGCCAAATCACTTTATGTTCCATATAGTGAGGAAGATATTATCGAATGGGAATTTAACATTAGTAAAGATACTGATATTCCAATTGTAATGTCTTATGAAGATGGTACGCCATGTAGACCAATGAGTTACACAAGTGACTATTCATTTACTCAGGAAACAACTGTTCCAATTACATTTGGTTCAGATGATTGTGATGTAAGAATATATCGTATGAAAGCTTATAATGCTTCTCTCACCTCTAAGGCAATTCTTTCTAACTTTATTGCTGACGCTAGAACAGCTACAGATATGGTTAGCAGATATAAACGAAATCAGATTTATGACGAAAACCAAATGCTCACACCTGAAAATCTTGCAAAAGCATGTCCTGACTTGAGAATTATCAAAATCGAATCTCCTATCTTCACAAACGATAAGAAGAATTATATTAAAAATGCTTCTATGGAATGTATTTATAAGAATGGAGACGCAATCTTAGACAACTGGAAAGTCGAGAACGGTTATGTTGTAGGTCAGGGTACTACAAGTAATGAGTATGGACAAGCTGGTAGAAACTTAGACTTTATTTTCTGTGCAGACGGTATTCACCAAATTAACAGTAAAATTCCTTTTGATGCAAATTACAAATCGAAAATCACATTTGGAGACGGTTCTGTAATAGATGACGGGACAGGAAAAATTTCTTTGACAAGGGATTCTATTCCTATGAACTGGACTAATTTCAAATTAAATATAGCTTCGTCTGAAATGGTAAACAATGCTTATTTACAGAAGCGTTACAACGATTATATCCCATATACTTCTCCTGCTCAAAAGAGAGATTCAAGAATCAAGAATGACATGGAATTTGTCAACTGCGTAATTTTCATTAAAGAATCTAATCCTGATATTTCTACTCATAGAGAATTTCAGGATCGTGAATGGCATTTTTACGGGCTTGCAAACATGGGGGACTCCAAGAAAAGTGATGTAACGAGAGCTTATGATCCAGATGACATGAATGAATTCTGTATTGAAATTAGTGATAATACACTTCCGAACTCTATCTTCCAAACAGGTGTAACGAATGAAGATGGGACAATGAAATATCCTATTAGTAAAGATGAATGGAAAGCCGGTAACACTGCATATGATTCACTTTACGCTAACTGGGATGGTTCATTTGAATTTAGATACGATTGTTGTGGAGATTCTAAAGACGGACAAGCTACTTCTACGGATGAAATTAAAGAACAGATCAGAACCAATAACCGTCAAATTTGGAGAGATTTTTATGAGTTCGTAATCACTTCTTCAGATGAAGAATTTGTAAATAATTTAAAGAATTGGTTTATTGTAGATTCTGCTTTGTATTTTTATTTGTTTACACTTAGATATACTATGTTGGATAACAGAGCCAAGAACGTTTTCCCTCATTGGGCTAAATATTATATTTCTACGAAAGAAGCTTCTGAAATGGGTGATAAAGCAAAATATTATACCGTAGATGATGAAGCTGCAAAAATAAACAAAGGTTATCGTTTCGACTTCTTCAATTACGATAATGATTCGAGCTTGGGAATTAATAACAGTGGCGAGCTTACAATGACATATGGTAAAGAAGATACCGACTATCGTACAGACGGTGACAAATCTTCTGGCTATGTTTTCAACGCAGCAGAATCTGTATTCTTCTGTCGTATTCGTGACCTAATGAATTCACAACTCCGGACAATGTATGCTTCATGTGAATCAAAGAACTGTTGGAGTGCTCAATCACTTATTAACGAATTTGATTCAAAGCAGAATGAGTGGTGCGAAGAATTATGGCGGTTAGATTACGAAAGAAAATATGAACGTACATATCGTGATGGTAATACTCGATTCCTTGAACAGATGATGAACGGTAAAAAGAAATATCAGCGTAGACAATTTGAACGTGATCAGGAAATGTACATGGCTACAAAATTCATTGGAACCACTGCTACTTCTGACCAGATTATGTTCAGATGTAACACTCCTGCTAGTGCAGTCGTAAAACCTGACTATACTCTTCATCTTACACCATATTCAGATATGTATCTGTCAGTTATGTTCGGTAACTCTTCTCCTACTCAGGTTAGAGCAAAAGCCGGTAAATCATATGACATTCCTTGTCCTTACACGACAATGGATGACACTGCTGTACTTATTTACGGTGCTTCAAAGATTCAATCAATGGGTGATGTTTCAGCCGCATACATACATGATAACGATTTTTCTAAAGCAGAGAAATTAAAAGAGCTTATTATTGGTAGTACAACCGAAGGATATACTAATACATTCCTAACTAACCTTGTTATTGGAAATAATAAGCTTCTCGAAAAATTGGACGTAAGAAATACGCCAAACCTTTCTAACAGTTTAGATTTTTCTAAGTGTGGAAACTTGAAAGAGTTCTATGCGACTGGATCAGGTCTTACAGGTGTTTTATTTGCTAATGGCGGTAAAATCCAGACAGCATTACTCCCTGAAACATTGACTTCTATTAACATGCGTAATCTTAAATATCTTAATAACCTTAAATTGGATGGATATGACAAGATTGCCACGATGATTATAGAAAATTGTAGCACGATTGATTCTATGGGACTCTTGAAGTCTGCAATAAATACAAATCGTATTCGTTTAATCGGAGTTGACTGGCAACTTGATTCGATAGAGTTATTGGAACGTCTGTATAAAATGGGCGGTATTGATAAAAATGGTTACAATACAGATAATTCTGTAGTAACTGGAAAAGTACACGTACCAGTTATGAAAGAGAAACTGCTTGCTGAGTATAATGCTGTATGGACAGATTTGGAAATCACATATGATACTCTTATCAAACAGCATACAGTTACTTTCCAAAATGAAAATGGAAATATTTTAGACGTTCAGTATGTTGACAATGGTTCTGATGCAGAAGATCCTATCACAAGAGAAAAAGATCCAATTCCTACTCCTACAAAAGAAAGTACGATTAGTCATAATTTTACATTCGATGGATGGGATATCAGTTTGAAGAGTATCTTTAGTGATAGAGTTATAAAAGCGACATACACAAGTTCTCTCAGAGAATATACTATCACTTATGTTTCCAAAGGTGTAACATTGCAGACATCTAAAGGTTTGTACGGAGATAACATCCCATATGACGGAGATATCCCAACGTATACTTTAGAGGAATCTGCTTACAAATATTACTTGTTCAGCAAATGGGATAAGAGTGGAATTATTGACGGAGATAAAACTGTTAGTGCTGTATTTGACTCTTGTTCATATACAGAAGGATATTTTGGCGGTAAAGATATTTCTGGCTTAAAACCAGTGGAAATCTATATGATGACAAAACTTGGATTAGAAAGTTCGTGTGTTGAAACAAAAGACTCTATTACTATTCCATTTGGAAACGATTATAACTATGATGATGTAGAATCTACAGAAATTATTTCTAAAAAGACTGTATTTAATGGCACAAACTATATTGATAGTAAGATTGCTTTGTTCGATGAGGATAAAGATTTTGTACTTGCTATTGATTACAAGATGTCCTCTTCTTCTCCTTCTCTTGGTGTACTCACACAATGTTTCCAGTTTAACGGTTCAAACGGCTTCAAGCTTTGGAATAACAACGGAGTGAAAGTAACATGGGGAACTACCTCTGAATCTGTGGGTTCACTTGGAACTAGAGATATTTTGGTTCTTAGACACGTTAAAGGCGAACAGGGTATCCATGTATATCATTCAGACATTAATATACGTTCAACATCTGAAAAATATATCAATATAAGCAGAACTAAGGATACTATTGGAACTTCTACTCTCGTATTTGGATGTTCTAAAGCCGATGATGGATTGTATGAGAATTATGGGATCGGCGAAGTATATTGGGCGAAAGTTTGGTATGCAGATTTAGGCGATTCCGCTTGCCGTGAAATGGCTGTCTGGACACACGAGAAAATTCCGGTAGAAATGACAGGATTTAAGAATTACTATCTAAGTGATGATTCCGGCAAACGTTGTTCTATGACATTCCTTGCTGCAAATCTTTTAGATAAAAAATTCCCACTTACAACAACAAGTTCATCTTCTAATAGTGGTGGATGGGCAAACATGGATTTAAACAGGTTCTTAAACGCTCGTTTATATAAGGCTATTAGTCCTGAATGGAGACAGTTGTTGAAAAAAGTAAAAGTGGCTTCTTCTATCGGAAATAAATCTACGGAGATTTCTTATTCAGATTGCTACCTTACAATCCCGGCAATTATTGCGTTAGACGCTACTAGAACAACGGAACCTTTTATTTACGAAGGTAATCATGTTCCATATATCACAACAGACGAAACAAAAGTAAGAACTGCTGATGGTGTAAACGCAATGGAATATTTCACTCGTTCGCCTAATGTTAATTTCGGAACATACTTCTATACAATAACAGACACTGGTTCAATAAACGGATATGTCTATCCATATATAGAGAACGGAATTTTACTTGAATTATCAATCTAATTTTAAGGGCAGAGTTGCATTAATTTGTGACTCTGCTTTTAGTTTGGAGGCAACATGCATTATTACAAAGTATTGAAAAACGGAAAAGTGATAGATGTTCTTGACAAACTAATTTTTATCAGATTTAACAAGAAACACGGAATCCCAATAACGTGTGAAGAAAATGACGCTGAAGCAATCTTATCTTCTGATGGAAATACGATTTGGCACGAAGAGTCTTTATACAATTTCGTGGATGGATTTGATACAGTAAAAATCGAAGAAATTGACGAATATGAATATAAGCAGTTAAAAATTTTGAATATGAAATCCCCAGAAGAAATTATAGATGCTTTTGTTATGTCATTAGTAGAGGATGGTGTTTTATAGATGAATGAATTAGTAAAATCATTAGGACGATTATACAGAAATGAACATTTGTCCGAAGCAAAGAAAGAAAAAATAGAAAAACAGACAGAATCTTTATTATCAGAAAAGAAAATAACGATTTCTGATTACAATTATATTTTAGGAAAGGAGAACCGTCATGAGTAGTTCAGATTTATATACCATATTAATCAATGACGACCATTCTTTTTCTCATTCAAATAAGAAACGAATTATGAGACGGTCAAACATGATTGATACAATTCGATTCTTAGTCAAACCTATATATGGAGTTGGTGCAACAAAACTAGATATGACAAAAGTAAATGTCGTGTTGGAATATGTTACCCCTGTCCTCCGAAATTATAAAACTATCAAATTGGAACCAGAGGCAGAATTATATAAAAATAGGATTCAGTATCTTCTGCCATTAGATTTAAGTTTTACGGCAGAACCTGGCGAACTTGAATTGACGATCAACTTCTCTTATTTGTCTCAGGATAAAGACGGGAATTTTGTTGAGCAGGTTAGACCTATCGGTTCTACTTCATTAGAAATTACAGACACTCCTAATTGGTCTGATTATATACCTACAACCGATTTGGATAATATTGCTCAGATTATGTTAGCAAATCAGGCGATTGCCGAACAGAACAGAATTAACGCAGAACTTATTAAAACTGAAATGCCAAAGAGTCTTGTAAAAGATGAAAATAATAACATTTATCTTGTAAATGAAGATGGTATAAAAGTTGGCGAATCGGTAGTTGACGATAGTGGAAATTGCGATTGTGAAGATGGTGTTCCAATTGTAGATTTTTCTGTAGCAGAGCCTGACGATGGAACAGACGAAAAAGTTGATAACATAGTAGAATTTTAAAATTAAAGTGTCTCTTTTGAGGCTCTTTTTATTATAAATAAAATTTTATTTAAAGGAGGCAAAAAATGTCTGAAGAAAATTTAAGAAGTAAAAATGCATTTGGTGCAGAAGCGAATTTGGATGCCGCAATTGAATCCGGTAAGGTAGATGCGTTTGACATCTTGTTCCTTAAAGATGCAAAAGGTAATCCAGTCGTTGGATGGCTTGACAAGAATGGCGAGAAGCAGATTGTTCGTGACAGAAATCAGGTAGTCGCTTTAGCTGAATTACCATCAACCGGTGAAGAAAACACCTTATATGTAGTTGGAACAGAATTACATATTTGGGATGGCGAAAAATTTATCGCATTAAGTGGAGCCGAAGGCGTAACTGAAACTGTAGTAGACCAGAAAATTGCAACTGCTACAGATGCAGCAAAGGCTTATACTGACAAACAGATTGCAAGTGCTATTACTGTTGTAGAATTTTAAAACTAATTTTGGAGGAGAAACATGGCAGATGTAGTAAATAATACGGCTGCTATTCTGTCGGTTTGTGCTACTACTTCTGACAAGATAAAAGATTTGGTTATTAAAAATGGGCAGCTTGTTTTTGTCCAAGACACATGTAGAATCGCTTTTGATTTTAATGGAAAGCGTAAATTTTACAACCAAATCGTAGAACTTGATTCAGAGCAAGAAAGACTAGATTTATTAGAACCTGTAAATGGAAAATATTATTTCGTTATTGAGACAGCTATCTTATGGAGATATTTTAACGGATGGAATCAATTGACTTCTTCTCCTAGCGAGATAATATTCTTTGGCACAGAGATGCCAGAATTAGGAAAGCCAAAAACATTATATGTTAATACCAAAGACGGAAATGAAAATATTTCTGTTTGGAACAAAGAAACAAGTACATATCAAGTGGTTGCTGATAAAACTCAATCTATCAGCAATGAAGAAATAATTACTTTATTCAATTAATGACAACCATGATTTCATGGTTGTTTTTTATTTACTTAAATCTTATTAAATTTTAGGAGGTCAAACACATGGCAGACATTAAGAAATATTTGGATCAGACAGGCGTACAGACATTAGTTGAACAGATTAAAGCTGAAGATACAAAAGTTCTTCAGAAAGCTGCAGAAGCTGCGGAAAAATTAGGGGAAAATTACGATGCGGCTGGTTCTGCTGCTACAGCTAAAACAGAAGCTATTGCAGAAGCAGAAAAGAAAGTAAATGCACTTGCAAACGGAGCTGTCAAAGCAAATACAGACGCTATCACAAAGTTAAACGCTGATGACGCAACAGAAGGTTCTGTTGATTATAAGGTAAAAGCTGTTAAAGAAGCACTTCAGGGAAATATTGATACTGTTAATGGAAAAGTAACTGCTAATAAGACAGCTATTGATGCCATTAACAACGAAACAACTGGTATCCTTGCCCAGGCAAAAGCAGACGCAAAATCCAAAGCAGATGCTGTTCAGGCTAATGTGGATAAATTGGATGGAAAAGTAGGCGAAATTCCTGAAGGCGCAGAAGCTACAACTATCGTAGATTATGTTGATGAAAAAGTTGCTGGTGCAAATGCAGACGTTACATCACTTACAGGTCGTGTTGGTCAGAATGAAAAAGATATTGCTGATATTAAGAAAGACTACCTTAAAGCTACCGACAAAACAGAATTAGAAGGTAAAATTACAACAGCTCAGAATAAAGCCGATGCCGCTCAGACACATTCAGAGGGCGTTGCTAAAAATCTCACAAAAGAGACGACTGAACGTACAGAAGCTGATAAAGCACAGGTAGCAAGAATCAAAACACTCGAAGATAAAATCGTTGGACTTGATGGTTCTATGCACTTCAAAGGTATTTTAGATGCACTCCCAGAAGATGTTTCTACATATAAAGCTGGCGATGTAGTTATTATCGGTGAAAAAGAATATGTGTTTAACGGAACAGCATTTGCTGAGTTTGGCGATGTATCCGCAGAAGCTAAGAGAATCGGTACGCTTGAAACAGAAATAAAAACAGCAAAAACTGATATTGCAAAAGCTAAAGAGGACATCACAGCCAATACAACAGCTATTGGAACAAAAGCAGACGCTTCTGCTCTTGCAGACGAAGTTAAAGCTCGTACAGATGCAGATTCTGCAATGGATACAAGACTTAAATCCGTAGAAGGTAAGCTTGGAGAAGGCGAAGGCTCCGTTACAGAACAGATCTCTACTGCTAAACAGGAAGCAATTGATGCAGCTGCTGCAGATGCTACAACTAAAGCAAACAAAGCTTTAACAGACGCAAAGGCTTATGCAGATACGGAAGATGCTAAAATTGAAGCTCGTGTAGATGCACTAGAAGGCGACACTCATACACATGCTAACAAGGAAGAACTTGATAAGTTCGCAACAGGCGACAAGGCTAAATTGGATGACGCTGTATCAAAATCACACGAACATGCTAACAAAGCTGTTCTTGATGGCATTGACGCTGACAAAGTAAAAGCATGGGACGCTGCTGAAAAGAACGCAAAAGACTATACTAATACAGAAGTTGGCAAAGACAGAACAAGACTTGACGCTGTAGAGGCAAAGGCAACTTCTAATGCCGAAGCAATTGCTACAAAGGCAGCTCAGTCAGATTTAACCGCCGCTGTAGAAAGAATTACAACTGCTGAAACAAATATTCAGAAGAATACAGAAGCAATCAATTCATTTGTTGCTATGACTGATACAGAAATTAAAGCTTTATTTGGAGTATCCGCTGAAGCATAAAATATTTCAAATGTGTGGTGCATATTATTTAATATACACCACATTATAAAAAGAAAGGAGCGTATATGATTAACGAGTCAATTCTGACAAAAAGTGGTCTTAGTACATATACAGTAGAAATGCTTAAGTATATCGAAGATCAAATCGAAAAATCTAAGGATACAATATTACAATACGCATCTTCTCTTCAATTCCCAACTACTGGAAACTCAAATACTATTTATATAGATAAGTCAACGGATAAATCATATAGATGGGATAACGATGATTTGAAATATTATCCTTTGAATGATTACGAAAATATTCAAGTTATAGACGGATGTTGCTAATAAGTAACATCCGTTTTGTTAATGGAAAGGAACAATAACAATACAAGAAACAAATATATTTTTAGACAATTATAGAACTGGCAATGCCAAAAGAATAGATTGGGAAAAGACTGTAGGAAATAAAATTTATTTTACTTATAAAGATGATGAAGTTTTTATATCTGACTTTTTTATTGTAAAATCAGTTTCGAAGAATAAAATAGATATAATTTATGATAATGATATTTATTCATTAAATAAATGTACAATAAATAGAAATCATTTGAAAGGTATTATATATAAAAGGATATATAAAGAAAAATATGGGAAATTTGATTTATCATCGGATAGGGCAATTGATTTAAGAAATGTACCTTTATGTTCAAACGGTATTTCATGGAAAGATTGTGAAGGACTGAAGTTAGATTTTATTTTTGACGGTATAACTGGTGTTGTCGAAATATTAGAAGTTCAATCAGAGCAAAGATTGGCTAAAATATATATAAAAGGATTTACTCCAAATGAAGGTTGTACAATACATTTAGCCGATTTAGCTCGATGCAAATTATACAATTGTCTATTTGTAAAACCAAACACGGTAAAAGATAATCGACCGGATTTGATTAAATATTTAGTAAATAAAGAAGATGAAAATTTATGTGTAAGTTCAAATAAAACGATAGAATGTGTTTGTCCAATTTGTCATACACATAAAAAAATGTTATTAAACACGTTATCAAAATATGGATTACGGTGTCAAAAATGTAAAGATGGGATATCTTATCCAGAGAAATTTTTATTGTCATTGTTAAATCAATTAAAAATTCAATATATCTATCAAGCAACTCAAAAAGTTTTCAATTGGTGCGAGCGATATTCGTATGATTTTTATATTCCAGATTTAAAATTAATAATTGAAACACATGGAATGCAACATTATAATGGAGCGTTTGTTTCGTTAGGTGGGAGAACTGTCACTGAAGAGCAAAAGAATGATGAAAACAAAAAGAATTTAGCCTTGAAAAATGGAATAGAAAAATATGTAATAATTGATTGTCGAAAATCAAATATGATTTTTATAAAAAATTCTATATTAGAGTCAAAATTATTGGATTATTTAAATTGTGACACTTCTGAAATAGACTGGTTAAAATGTAATACTGAAGCAACTTCAAATTTTGTTTTTGAAGTTTGCAGATATTATAACGAAACAGACAAAAACATAACTAATATATCACATAATTTTAAAATCAGTGATACAACTATTAGAAAATATTTGTTAATTGGTACAGAAATAGGGTTATGCAACTACGATCCTATTTATACACCTGGGAATAATAGATATCCAATTGAAGTGTATAAAAATGGCAAATATTTGGGTACATATAAATCTAAAAAATATATTGTAGACAATTCTGAGGTTTTATTTAACGAGAAAATATCTTCTTACGGGATAAATTCGGTATTAAATCAGAATCACCCTTCTTATAAAAATTTTTATTTTAAGAGAAAGGAAATTGCATAATATGGCAAACAACATATTAAAAACAAGAATAATTCTAAATAATAAAACAAAAAGTGAATGGGAATCAGATACATATTTAAATTATGTTCCGTTAAAAGGTGAATTATGTATTTATTCTGATTCATGTAAATTAAAAATTGGTGATGGCACAACTGCTATTTCTAAATTAATATACATTAATTTAACACCAGAAGAAATACAAGCATTAATTGATACTTCCACACATGAACACTTAAATATAGATATTTTAAATGCAACAACAGCCAGCTTTACAACGGCTTTGTTGACTAAACTGAATGGCATTGCTACAGGTGCTACAAATGTTACAGTTGATAGTTCTCTCTCATCAACTTCTACTAACCCTGTTCAAAATAAAGTTGTAAATAGTGCTTTATCTAACAAAGTGCCAACAAGTAGAACTGTAAATGGGAAGGCACTCTCATCTAACATTACATTAGATTATTCTGATGTAGGAGCAGATAAATCTGGATCAGCTAATTCAGCTTTATCGAGTGCAAAAACATATTCTGATACGAATTTAAAAACAGCAAAATCCTATACAGACACAAAGGTTGCTGCGCTTGTTGATGGTGCTCCTGAAACGATGGATACACTTAAAGAAGTTGCAGATGCGATAGCTGCAAATGATGATGTAGTAAAGGCTTTAAATTCTGCTATCGGTAATAAAGTAGACAAGGCTAGTGGTAAAGGATTATCAACTAATGATTATACTACAACAGAAAAAAATAAATTAAGCGGAATTGCATCAGGTGCAGAAGTAAACCAGAATGCATTTAGTAATGTTGTTGTAGGAGAAACAACAGTTTCTGCAGATTCTAAAACTGACACACTTACATTAGCTGCTGGTTCTAATGTTACAATTACACCAGATGCTACAAATGATAAGATTACAATTTCAGCTACCAATACAACTTATTGTTTATTTAAGGGCGCCACCTCTTCTGCTGCTGGTGAAAATGGTCTTGTACCTGCTCCTACAGCCGGAAATCAGGGTAAATTCTTAAAGGCTGATGGAACATGGGCTACACCTACAAATACCACTTATGGAGCCGCAGGAGCTGATTTAGGTCTAGTAAAAACAGGTGGTGATGTAGCAATTTCTAGTGGTGTCATTACAGTTAATGATAACTCACATGCACATACAATTGCGAACGTAACTGGATTACAGAGTGCATTAGATGGAAAGGCAGCAAGTTCTCATGGTACTCACGTAACCTTCTCTGCTACTGCCCCTTCTGCTAATGGTACTGCTTCTGTAGGTACAGCTACAACTGTTTCAAGAAGTGACCATGTTCATCCGCTTCAGACAAGTGTTAGTGGTTCTTCTGGAAGTTGTACAGGTAATGCAGCTTCTGCTACTAAATTGGCAACAGCTAGAAATATCGGAATCACTGGTGCTGTAATTGGAAATGCAGCAAGTTTTAACGGTACAGAAAATGTAAATATTACAGCTACATCTGTAGATGCAGCAAAACTTACAATTTCAACATCTGATACATTAGTTTTAGATGGAACAATTTAGTCATAAATATAATGACTTAAACAGACAATTGAATATTTAGTAAAAATTCGTCAGGGTGAAATATCTCTGACGAATTTATTTTTATACACGCGCGCATATATAAAAATTTATTATAAAAAATTAAGAAAGGAGCGATACTTTCTTGTCAACGAATGAATTAAAAACTCGAATTAAACATGCATGTAAAACTGAAAGCGAATGGAGCAATTCAAATCCTATTTTGTTAAAAGGTGAAGTTGCCTACAGTTCAGATAAAAATAATAAATATAAAGTTGGGGACGGTACACATAAGTGGAGCGATCTTGCTTATGCGATTCCGGTTACCAAATCAGATATTGGACTCGGTAATGTTGACAATACAGCAGATGCTAACAAAAGCGTTAAATATGCTACAAGTGCTGGCAGTGCGACTACGGCTACTTCTGCTACTAATGCAGACAATGCAACTGTTGCAACAAAAATAGTTGATTATAATAATCAGTCGCAGTCTATTAAAGTTGGATATGGTGGAAACGGAATTAGTGGCAACGAAATTAAATATATCGCAGGATATACAACTGGTGACAATGCAAGCACAGCAAGAATTAAAGATGTCTCAAAAGACAGCCTTAGGTCATGGTTGAATATAAATAATATTGATAACACATCAGATGCAAACAAATCCATCAAAGAAGCAAATCTTTCATGGGGTGGCAAAAACTTTTCAGGTAATTATGGTTGTATCGACGCTGCTATGGTTCCAGAATTAGGTGCTAATAGATTGGCATTTATGCCTGCCAACGCTATTGAAATTCAGTATTCACGAGACGGTGGTTCAACTTGGTCTACTTATACAAATACCAGTGACCGAGAAAAAATAGATTTATTCAATGGGAATGCTGGAACTTATTACATTGGTGGTACTTCTGAAAATAAAATTGATAGAACTAAATATCAGGTTAGGTTCACGATTACAACCGATATGGCAAATGTATACACACAATTAAATAAGTTTGTAATTTACTTATCTACAAATGGTTCTACCGGTTCTTGGTGCACCATTGATGCAAAAACAAAAGCAAATGTAGATAGTGGAACGGACACATGGACTACTTTTGCTGATAAAGTATCAGTAGACGGTTGGAGCGGATATAACGTAATTAACGTTTCTGGTATTACGACATATGGTAATAATTCTTCACAGTATCAAAAACTTCGATTTACTTTTGGTGTAACAAGTCATGCAAGTACAGTCGCTTTTAATGGTTTACAAATAAATAAAATATTAGGATTCGGTGGAGTTGGGTGGAATACACCTTCTACAATGGCAAAAACCGGTCATATGTATACTTATGATGCAAGTAAAAATGTAACATTTCCTGCCGGAGTTACGGCTACATCTTTTAACGGTAATGCAACATCTGCTACACAATTAAAAGCAGGAAGTTATGGTATGAAAGCAGATTCGGATGGGTATATACTGCCAATCAACAATACATATATTGGTAAATCTAATTCACAATGGGATACAGCATATATTAAAAATTTAAGGGGTAATGCTGATACTGCTACTGCATTGACAACATCAGCAGGAAGTTCAACTCAGCCAGTTTATTTTTCTAGTGGTAAGCCAGTTGCTACCGCATACACATTAGGTAAATCTGTTCCATCAACAGCAGTATTTACGGACACCGATACTAAAGTAACATCTGTCGGTAATCATTATACTCCAAGCGGTGGTACAACTAAGAGTGCTAGTGGTGGCACAGCAACAAATGCTACTGGAAGTGGAAATGCTGTTCAGGTTGTAACTGGTGTAACAGTGGATGCTGCCGGACATGTGACTGGTGTTACATCAAAAGGTGTTTATTCAACTGATACGAATACTACATATTCAGATGTTACCACTTCTACTCACGGTCTTATGACTGCCGCAGACAAGACAAAACTTGATGGAATCGCCAAAAATGCGAACAACTATTCTCTCCCAACTGCTTCATCTTCTACTCTTGGTGGTGTGAAAACTACATCTGCAGTTACTTCAACAAGTGGCTTGACTGCTTGTCCGATTATTTCAGGTGTTCCTTATTATAAGGATACAGACACAAATACAGACACAAAGGTAACAAATACTCTTGCTACGACAACAAAAGCATATGTTACTGGTACAACTTCGGCTTCTACTAATACCGGAACTCAGGTATTTGATACTGGTGTTTATTTGGATACAACAGCTGGTAGATTGCATGTAGATAGTGCTTCACTTGGTAGTGCTAATGATATTATCATTAATGGTAATACAATTACTTGTGGTGGAAACAAACCTATCCGTATCAATGACACCGAAACTGACAATAACGAAGGGAACCATCTTGTAATTGGTAGTCCAGGTGTTTTAGTTAAATCAGGGGTGCATCTTGCAAATGGTGGTGGTTTATATGCACGCAGAAAAGATGATGATTTGTGGTATAGTTTAGCCGACCTTGATACTTTAAATAATACAAAGTTTGGTACTGGTAGTTATGATAATAAAATCGGCGATGTTTATTATCGTGGGAATCAAATGTATATTCAATCTAATACCGACATCAAGATTTCAAGTAAAACGGCAGGTCTTACTAACAGATCTTATGGTGTAAATAAAGTTCTTTGGAGTGGTTCTATATATCCAAAGGCAGCCGATACAGCTACATTATCAGAAGCAATTAGTGCACAACCGAACGGAATCGTTATCTTCTTTCAGTGGTATGGCGAAGGGACTCCTCGTGCTGCGGATATGATTTGTCATTTCATTCCTAAATATTTATGTACTAATTTTAGTGGTGGATATACAGTGTCTGCCATTGATTATGATGGAGGATATGCAATGAGTAAATATTTGTATATTAGTGATACAGGTATTATGGGCGTAGATTTTAACGGTGAAGGTGCTAAAACGACAGATTCCGGTGTAAAAGTTACAAACTGGAACTATATCATGACAAGAATTATTGGAGTTTAGGAGGATTTATATATATGGCATTAAAAAAGAAAATTACAAAACCGAATGGATTGACTTTTGAATATCATAGAATTGCATCACTAAAAGTTGATACTAATCAGCAGTGTTGCATTTTAGTAGAATCATATTTAAATGAGGATGGACGTGAATATGAAAAGGCTTATGCCCGCGGAGAAATTCATAATCCTACATTCCCATATACAGACGGGGATTATATCTCATTTGATTATGATGAAGAAATGAATATTAAGAAGGCATATGAATGGCTGAAAGCACAGCCTGATTTTGAAGGTGCCGAAGACGTTTAAAGTTTCATTAACATGAGTTTCATTTGAGGACTATATTATTATGTAGTCCTCTTTTTAGAAAGGAGAATCTTAT